TCACCACCGAGGCCCTTCAACGCGAGGTTCTCAACCTCCGAGAGCTGATCGAGACGCGGATCGCCTGGCTAGAGCGACTGCTTAACGAGCGCATCGAGGGACAGATCGCCGTGCGCCAGGAGGAGTTCCGCGGCGTCAAAGACAAGCTGAACCAAACCGAGCGCCAGCGCGTAGAGCAGAAGGAGGACACGAAGGCCGCCGTCGACGCCGCGCTCAGTGCCGCCAAAGAGGCCGTCAAAGAGCAGACCATCGCCTCAGAGCGCTCGATCGCCAAGAGCGAGGCCGCGACCACGAAGTCCATCGAGCAGCTCGGCTCGACCTTCGAGACCGCCCTAGGTGGCCAGCGCCGCGAGGTTGCCGATCTCAAGGAACGCCTCACCACCGTCGAGCAGCGTGCGGTCGGCAGCGGTGAAGCCGAAGGGCAGCGTCGTGAGCAACAGAGCGCGAGCGGGGCGATCATCGGGGTAGTTATCGGCGCGGTCGGAGTTCTTGTCGCGCTCGTCGCAGTCGTGGCGAGCAACGTGTAGCTTCTCGCCGCGTGTCCGAGAAGCTATTCGCCCTGCTTGAGCGCGCTGCCCTCTACGTCCTCGTCGCGGCCGTAGCGCTCTTGGTCGCGATCTCGCTCCTGCTGATCCTGGAGTTCGTGCGGGTGATGGTGCGGTAGGCAGCAGTCCGGCGGTTGCGGGTGAAAGCGCTTTCCGCTCCTGCTGCGCGAGCGGCTTAACGGCGAGGTACGGACAGTGTCGAAACCGCCCCCGCGCCCCTCTGACGGGCACTCACCGATTACCCGGCGTGGATCTTAGCTAGGGGCTTGCGCTTAGTCAACCCCGGCTGGGTAGGGTAAGCGGCTGAAGGCATTAACCAGCCTTCCTCCGCTCCTACGAGGTATCGAGTTCCGTTCTGCTGGCGCGCCTCCGACCGTCCGGTTTCCCCTCGTTTCCTCATCGGCTCCAGGGTCCAACTACGGGTTTGGCGAATAAGCCTTGGGCGATTGCCCCGCGCCTGCCTCATCCCCCGCGCTCTTACGCGGTTCTAAGCAGCTACATTCGGCGGTGTGCTCCTGGTTTTACGCCCAGCTACTTGGCTCGCACGGGCGCCGTGGGCTACCACGCATCGCCGGACCTACTTGCCCTTACCCCGCAGACGTTCGACTAGCTCATCGGCCCAGCGCTCCTGCTCGTTCGGCTCTCCGCGTGCCTTGCGTTCTTCGGCAGCGATCCGCTCGCGGTCGCGGTGGACGCGCTTGAAGTAGCGGCTCGACGCGCTCCGCTTGGGGCGGCCGGTCAACTTAGTAGGGTGAGGGTCGGTATGGAGATACCGGGCAGACTAACTGCTCGACAAAGCCCCCCACCTGGCGCCTCCCGCACCTTGGGGGGTTTTGTCATTTCAGGGGTCGGCCCAGCCCGCTAGGCTGCCGCCCATGACCTTCCTCCTCGGAATCGCCCTCGGTGCCGCCCTCGTCCTCGCCATCCAGGGCGGGATCAAGTTCTACCGGCACGCGGCGAACCAGTTCGATAGGTAGGCGACAATGTCCAAAACCACCACCGTCAACGCGATCCCCTACCCGGAGGATTCCGACGCCCCCGACGCTCCAACCCAGATCAAAGCCCTCGCCACCCTGCTCGACACGCTGAAATGGGGGTCGCGGAACCTAGCGCCGACCATCGGCTTAAAGGCTGCCGAAAGCGATCTAGCGCTCTCGGCCAGCTTTGAAGACGTACCGCTCTCGGGTGGGTCCCTTGAACTGACCCCGGCCGTGGAAAGCAAGCTGCTAATCGCGGCCGTCTTTGACCTTGAGGCATCACCCTCGTCGACCGGGGCAATCATCCGTGCCCGGGGCACGATACGCCTTGACGCAGCCGACCAGACGCGGGAGGCTCGGGTTAGCGCTCAGTTAGGAGACAGGATCGACGAAACCGCGGGTGAAGTGACGAACCTAAATAACGTCCTACGAGCCACGGTCCCGCAGTTCTACCTGCTGACGCTGAGTGCGGCCAAACACACGATCAAAATGCGAGCGAGGCGGGAAACCAGTCCCGAAGGCAAATGCTACGCCGCGAACACCGGCTTTGCCTACCTTCTTGTCGCCGCTTAGCGCATCCCTGCCGCCAGCACTCGGCAGACCTTTCTGTGCAACGTCACCGAGGGCTTGTAGCCGTAGAAGCTGATGGCATTTACCCCAAGTGCTGGCAGTTGAGTCCGGCTGAACGAGCACAAGGCATAGGCGTCTGCCAATAGCTCAAAGTCGGCGTTCGGCCCGTCCCCGCCGATCAGGCGCGAGAAAGCCCGTCGGTAACGCCGGGGGCCACGATGTTCTCCTAGGTCGATAACGTGCCCGACCTCGTGGTAGAGGCCAAAGCGCTCACTTGCGATTTCTCGCGTAGACCCGTAGGTGCGCCCGCTCGCCATCACTTCGGTCAGGTAGGTCGGGTCCGGGATCACGATGACCGAGCGGCCCGGATGCGCGCAGAGGGTCGCATGGAACTCCGGGCAGGTTCGCGGCTGGACCTTGATCGTCGCCTTCGGCAGCGGCATCGCTGATTCGGCAAGCCACCCGTTGTAGAGCGCTTCTTGGGAGGCGCTAGGGGAGGCAGCCGCCCCCTTTGACTCCGAGGTCGCCAACAGGCAGCCGATCACCGCAAACAACGCGGCAAAGACGACCAGGGTGGGTCGGGTTGCGGGGTTCATTCGGGACTCCATTCGTTGTGTTCGGCCCAACAGGCATGGGTGGCACGGTCTTCGCGCCAGGCGTCCATACAGGCCGTGTCGGGCATGGTCAGATAGGAGACGGGCGTGATGATGATCGCGAGCACGACCAAAATCGCGAAGCCGATCAGGAGCGCCCTCATTTCGCTTCCTCCTTCGGGTTATGCACCGGGCAGCCCTCGACCATCCACCATCCGTCGGGCGGCCATGGCGCTGCCTTGCCGTGATTGTTGTCGAGTATCGGGCAGGTACAGCCCTGCGCTCGCGCCTCCTCAGAACCAGGGTTGGGCGTCTTCTCGCTCATACGATCAGCTTCACAAGCACGTAGACCTGGACGGCGACGGCGATCTCGAAAACGAGCACCGCGAGGATCGCCCAGGGGCTTGGGTGCCGCCTCATCGCCCCTCCCCTCGGTTTGCGATGGCGGCTAGCGTGATGCCGAGGGCGGCCGAGATCACGCCGAGTCCGATTGCGCCCTCGGTCCCCAGCACGACCCCTAGGTCGTGGAGGATGAGGGTGCTCCCCAAGGCGACGCAGGCCGCCATAAACAGATTGTCGAACAGGCCCCCGCCGCTCATCGCCGACCCTCCCCTTCTGCTGCGTCCAGCTCGCCGTTCCGCAACCGATCCAACTGATCGCGTAGCACGGCCGGGGTCAGCTTCGCGGCGTCGCTTAGCGCGTAGTAGTGCTCGACGGCACCGCGACGCGGCTGAGTGTCGACCAGCTCCAGCACTGGGTTCTCCTTGAAGCGAGAGTTCGGATGGCGGCCCGAGAGCATCGAGACGTGGTAGCTGACGTTGCCCAGCGCCTCATCGGTTATCGCCGATAGTTCGTTTGGCGAGAGCTTCCGACCTGCGTGGAATTCATAGGCGGCCAGAATGTTGGCGGCAATCGGGTGCAGCAGCCCCTGCCCGATCAGATCGTAGTTAATCATCGAATCCTCCAATGGTTGACAACGGTTCAGGTGCTCAGCGTAAGCCTCCCTTTGCGGTTTGTCAAGCGCTGACCGGAGTGGTAGTCTCAGCCCATCGCGTCTCATCGTGGTTCGTCCTGTGCCACGGGTTGACTCGGTTCATCGCCACGACCCGCCTAGCTCACCGCATGGCGGGTCGTCGGCGTTCTAGGGGCGCTCTATCGGCGCCAGGCGCGAAAGCGGAAGCTCGACCCGCTTGCCAGTGTCCTCATAGCGCACGATGGCCCGGTGCTGGCGATAGCCGGGCCGGTCGATCAGGCCGACCACCGTCGCGGTACGCAGGCCGAGGGACTTGGAGAGGTTGGCGGGTCTGACCCCGACCTTCATGCCGAGTTTGAGGCGCCGCCGTTCCATCGCGGGATTGTGGCACGGGTGATAACCTGCGGGCGGCTCCGATTTGCACGTACCGCTGACTTCATTGCCGAGAGGCGCGTGAAACAGGGCGTGGGTCGGAGCTTCTTCGTTGGGGTCGGCACCTTTCCGTATTGTCGGGTGCCAATGCCCGACCGCCCAGCCATCGATGCCGCCCGTGCCCGCATGGCAGCCAAGGCCGGAGTCTCGATGGCCGCCTCCAAAGAGATGGTGCGTGCGGCGCCGACCACCGAGCAGGGTGTCCCCGGCGCCGTCCTCTCCCCCATGGGTGCCTTCGGGGGCCGACCCGACTGGGCTTACTTCATCGACGACCGCGAGTTCGCCGTCGAGATGCAGTGGCCGCGCTCAGTCGAAGTCAACGAGCGCATGGAAACCACCGATGCGCAGGTCAAGGGCCTTTTACTGGCGACCTTCCTGCCGACCCGTCGCTTCCGCTGGGAACTGAACCCGGTCGACGCCCAGCCGGGAGCTATCGCGCTCGCCCACGAAGACCTGAACCTGCCGGTGCGAGGGGACGAGACCACGGTTCCGCGCCGAGGCGGCTTCAACCACGACAAGCACCTCAGCCACTCCCTGCGGGCGGTCGGCCAGGGGCACTACCACTTCGAGGAAGTCCTGGAGCTGCGCGAGGACGGCCTGCTGCACCTGAAGAAGCTCGGCACCCGCCCGCCTCGCTCGATCATCGGCATCCGCACTGACGAGCACGGCAACCTGGAGGCAATCGAACAGATGGCCGGGGGGATTGGGATCACCGGCGGCCAGCGCGTGATGGGCGGCATTGTGGGCGGAATTCGCACCCTGGAGGCATCGCGCCTGCTCACCTACCTCTGGGACACCGCCGACGACGGCGATCAGGTCGGCCGCTCGGTGCTGCGGGCCTGCTACCGCAACTTCCTCGTCAAGGACGCCCTGATCCGTGTCGACGCCGTCAAGCACGAGCGCAACGCGATGGGCATCCCCTGGTTTGAGGTCGACCCCTCGGCCTCCCAGCCGCAGATCGAATCCCTCGCCCAGCGCGCCGAAGAAATCCGCGCCTCAACGGTAGGTGGCGGCGCCGGCCCGGGCAAACTGCGGATCGCGGGCGTCGAAGGCACCCTCCCCGACACCATCGCCTCGATTCGCTACCACGATGAGCAGATGGCGAAGGCGCTGATGCAGATGCTTTTCAACCTCGGCGGCGACGCGGCATCCGGCGCCCGCGCGCTGGGCGACACCTTCGCCGAACGCGCCATCGAGTTCCAGGGCGCAATCGCGGACTGGTACTGCGAGGCCACCCAGGCGTTCATCGACAAACAGGTCAAGCGAAACTTCGGCCCCGACCAGGCGTCCCCACAGATCACCTACACCCGCATTGAGACCGCCGACGTGGCTTTCACCGATCTCGCGACCGCCGTTAAAGAAGGGCTTGTCCTCGTCACGCCGGAGCTTCGCGCCTACATCGAGCAGCGCTGGAAGGTGCCGGGGCAGAAGAACGCGCCTGAACCCGCTGTAGCGCCTCCTGCGGCCCCGGACCTTCCTCCCACGCCCGAACCCCCGCAAACGCCCCCCAAAGCCGCAGAGGGCGCCTCACAGCCTCAGCGCTCCAAGCTCGCCGAGAGGCTCGCCGAGGTCGTGACTGCGCCGATGAGCTGGCCGCAGGCTGCCCGTCTCGCCGGGTCGGACCCAAAGAACGGAACCGCTCGCCGCGCAAGGGACCAGCTCTTGGGGGATGGCACGCTGCTTCGCCAACCGGATGGCACCTTGGCCCCGACGATGGCACTCGCGCTTCCAGACCGCGACCTAAAGCGCCAGCCGCTCGCCTTCGAGGTCGCCGCTCAAGTCGACTTCGCCGCGATGGAGGACACCTTCCTCAGCGGCCGAGACACGCTGGTCGCCGCATATCGCGAGGGACAGGCCCAGCAGATCGCTCAGCTAGTAGCCGAGGTCGAGGCAGCAGAGGGCGATAGCGCAAAGCTCGCCACCCTTAGTTGCGACCCCGTTGATACCGAGGTGCTCGCCGAGCCGATGCTAAAGATTGCCGAGGAAGGCGTTAATAGCGCGCGGGCAGAGCATGAGGCGCAGACTGGGGTGGCTGCGAGCGACGGCGACCAATCGGGCCAAAATCGAGTCAAAAAACCGGGGATCGCACTCGCAGAGCCAGAAATTGACGGCGACCAACTGGAGCGCACCGTGCGTGAACGTGCCGAGGCGGCCTCTCTCACGCTGGCCGCTGGCCTCTCGACCTCGGCGAGCAAGAAAGCCGCAGCAGTCTCGGCCCTGGAGCCGGAAGCCGCCGCCGGGCTTGTGCGCGAACACCTGGAGGGGCTGAGCGATGCCGCCCTGGAGGAGCAGTTGGGCGGCGCGACCCAGCAGAGCTACAACCAGGGGCGGTTCAGCTACATGGAAGCCGCGAAACCGACCAGCCTCTACGCCTCGGAGATCCTCGATGGCAACACCTGCACCGCCTGCAACGGCATCGACGGCACCGAATACGCCTCGATGGCCGAGTTGCGCGCGGACTACCCGGTTGGAGGCTACGTCGGGTGCCTGGCCGGACTGCGTTGTCGCGGGACCGGTGTCGCCGAATACGTGTAGGCCGCTTGCGCTTCGTCAAGCAAAGCGCTACGCTGCCCTGCATGACCGAGGGCTTCGAGCATTGCCATCGCTGCGGGCGAGGCAACACGATCTGGGGTGCTCCGTCGCCGCTCTGGAACGCGGTCATGCGCGGCGGCTCGATCAACGGCGATCCAATTTTCGGCGATCTCGTCTGCGCCTCTTGCTTTATCGAGATCGCCGAAAAGTCAGGAGTCGCTAGCCACTTTCGGGTCACTGCCGAGCAGGTAAACGTCGAGCTGGAGACGACTACCCCCTCAGGCCGCGTCTGGGATGAGGATCGCAACCTTTGGGTTGACCCACCCGCCGCGCCATGATCCGTAACCGACCAGGAGGCGAGCCGTGCTAGAAACCGAGGAGAAGCTGTTCGAGGAGTTTATGAAGGCGCGAGAGGAGGCCGCAGCGCTGGCGGCGCTCTGCGAGCGCTACAAGATGGCGCTGGAAGCGGCGAGTGCTTGTTCGTATAGCAGCGACGCCGAGAAAATCGTCGAAGTCGCGTTGCGACCATGAGCTTCGGCGCCCGCAAAGCGATCATCGACAAGTACGGCGAGAGCCTGGAGGTCAACGTTGACGAGGGCGACGCGGAGGTTTTCTTCGCGCTCACCCAAACGGGCGAGGCCAGTCGGGCCACCGATGCCTTCGCAATCTCGGCGTTCACCACCGACGACGCCGACAACCTCGCCGACCAGCTAAAGGCTGCAGCCGCCCACGCCCGGACCCTGACGCCGCACGAATGACGGGCCTCTTCCTCCGCTACTGCCGTCGGCACCGTGTAGCCTGGCCCATCGCTTCGACCGACGGCTGCCCCAGCGCAGAGGATGGTGTCGAGTGCGAGCCGGAGAGCGCCGATGCCTACGCGCTCATCGCCGACCTAGGCCGCGAAGTGGCCGCGGCCGAAAAGGCGGAGGATTAGAATGGAGGCCGCTGCGCACCCGGTCTGGTCGAGTGATAACGAGGCGCTTAAGGACGAGTTTCGTCGTCTAGAAGCTGACCGGGACGCATGGATGCGTCGGTACAGCCGCGCAGACACCGAAGCAGAACGGTTCCAGGAAGCCCTTGAGGCGATTGGTGCGCTCTCCCCCGAACACGCTGGTGATGGCCCACAGATCGCCCTCTCGGCGCTGGAGCGAATCCAGCTAGGCCGAGAAGCACTGGAGTCCTGATGGCGCGGCGGCAAAAGAAGGACCGCCCCCGCCGTCGCGGCCTCGAAATCGACACCGTCGAGCAGCTTGTCGCCCACCGCGAACTCGCCTATATCCGCAACCCCTCGACAGATCGGCTATGTCGGCTGGAAGCGGCGAAGCGGGCGCAGGCTCGGCAGCAGGCGGATTGACAAAGCGCAACTGAGTTCGGTAGGATGCGGGGCATGAACCGCAGCCAATCGAAAGGAGTCGCATGAGCGAGGAACGCAGCACCCACGCAGTGGCAGATGGCATTCAGGTTCCCGACGACCTAGTGCCCGCCGAGGTTGAACTGGTCGGCGTAGACGGCAACGCAGGGTCGATCATGGCAGCGATCACCCGACCGCTAAAGCGCAAAGGGAACCCGACGTGGATGATCGAGCTATTCCGCGAGCAGTGCATGGAAGGGGACTACGACCACCTGATCCGCTGTGCGATGGCCTACAACGGGACCCTCGACTGATGAAGCTCTGGCTCGGCAACCTGCTTTGGCACTTCCCAACCTGGGCGGTCCGCACCCGACCCTTTGACTACCTCGTAGACGAGGCCGACATTCCGGTCCCGCCCCCACCCCCCTCCTGGTCGGTCCCGGAGCGCCGACAGTTCGACCTCTACTTGCGGCCTGCGGAGGCGGTGGTGCGGCGGTGAGCCGACTGATAGAGGCCCATGAAGCGCTGGACTACTGCGCACAGGCGATGGACGACCTCGCGCCCGACGACGATGCTCGCGAGGATGTGCGTGCTATCTACCAGGCCGCTGGTCAGGTGCAGGCAGCCTGGATAATCGCCCAATATGCGTATCAGGCCGACCCACGCATACACGTCCCCGATTGGCTGGTTAAGCGATATGGGGATGCGCCGCAGGATCGACTGTGATCCCGACCCCGAAACTCCGCGCCCTCCGCGAAGCCCTGGAGCGCGACGGCGAAGTCGTCTTCAAGAACGGCTCCAGGGTCAAGCGGGAAATTTGCCCTGGATGCGGCGGGGCCGGGGAAGAGCCAATTGGAACGATGGAGGGCGACGTGCCGTGGAAATGCCCGACCTGCGATGGCGAGCCAGTCGGCTTCCGCGTCACCCGCCCCGCAGGCGGCATCGCCCGCTACCACGACGACGAGGAGGGCACGGGCTTGCGCAACGCCTACGCGATGGCGCTGGATGGGCCGACGCCGAAACCGCAGCCGAGCGGTGATCCGGCGATGTTCGGAGACGATCCACCGTGGTGAAGCCGCCCAACGTTGACGCGGTCGAGCCGAACTGCCCGGTCTGCGATGAGCGGTTCGTGAAGGCAACCCCGCCGGACCTCGACTGGTCGAACTTTGAGCCAACCCCGCGCGTCGAGTGCGCCAACGGTCACGAATTCATGGTCGACGGCGTCACCCTCGGGTTGAACAAGCCGCCGTTCCTCGCTCTGGGCCTGCGCGTTGACAAGCTACTCGACGCAAGACCTTGATCTACACTCGTCCCGCCGGGTAGGTCGCGGTTCGCTTGGCCGCCGCCGTTGCCGCCAGATGCGGCGCCCGGCAACTTCGCTCTAGCAAGCCAAATAAGCACGCATTCAGGCATGAAGGCGACGAATCGGCCGGTTTCGAGTCCCAAAGCGCCCGGGGACGTAGGCGCAGAGCCAAAAACCGCTAGTCGACGTTCTGGACGCTAGGATGGGCCAGCCGTTCGCCTTCGGGTGATCAGAGCACGGTGACGGGGCACCGCCATCACTTACGACCTCGCTGAGTCCCGAATCGGAAAGGGACAGGCGGGGTCGTCTACATTCGGCACACTCCCGGCCATGGAGTTCGTCACGATTAAGGACGTAGAGCTTTGCTCGGCAGGAATGGCCTGGCCGAGCGCGGGCGGCCCCGTCACCCTGACGCTGGAGCACATCGCCGACTGCGTGCGCGCCGGGGAAGACACGCTGATCACGCCTGCGCGGCTGAAGATCGGCCACACGGACCCACGCTTCGCTGAACCGGACGACCCCGGCCACGATCCCTTCTTCGACGGCGAACCGGCCTTCGGCTCAATTGCCAACATGCGCCTCGTCAACGACGGCGCCACGGCGATGGGCGACTACGTCTACATGCCGAAGTGGCTCGCCGAAGGCGCACCGGCCTTCTACCCGTCGCGCTCAATCGAGGGTGCCTACGAAATCAGCGAGGGCGCGGGCGGCAAACTCGAAGCCCGCTGGGACGTAGAGACCCCCGGCGGCAAGCACTACAGCTTCGTCCTCACGGGCTGCGCCCTGCTCGGCGTCCAGGCGCCAGCGGTGAAGGATCTGGAGGACTTGCAGTTCCGACTCAGCGAGGGTGCGGGCGTGATCGTCACCGGCGATCCCGAGGCCGGGGGGGTTCCCATCGCTGTCAGCATGGGGGCCGTGCCAACCGCCGTCTCCCTAGAGGCCGATGTCGACAAAGTGATCGACACCTTCTACGCCGAGTTCTGCACCGACGACCGCTACTGGTGGTGGGCGCGAGCCGTCCGCGTCGACCCGAACGTGATCATCGCCGACGACGACGAAGGCTCCCTGTGGCGCGTCCCGATCCAGACCGACGGCGACCAGACCATCACCTTCGGCGAGCCGGAGCGCGTCCTACAGACCTTCCAGCCCGCCCCAGAGGCCGCAGCCGTCCTCAGCGCCGCCGCTCAGACCGCGCCCGACTCAGGCCGCACCCTGAAAGCGTTTGCGGCCCGCGAGCAGACCGTCCCAGCCGAGCGCAAAGAGCATCCGAAGGGGGGGGGCGGCAACCCCGCTAACAATTCCGGCATGAAACTTTCCGACTCGCAGTTGACCTCCCTCCGCAAGCGGTTGGACCTCGCCGAGGATGCGACGGACGAGCAGATCGCCGCCGCCCTGGAGGCCGAGCCGGACACGCCCCCGACTGAGCCCCCCGCTCCGGCCGACCCGGAGGAGACCCCGGAGACGCCCGAGGGCGACCCGCCGGAGGAGTCCCCCGAGGAGACCCCGGCCGAGACGCCGGAGGAGACGACCACGCCGGTCGACTCAACGGTCCTCAGCCAGCTTCAGGCCGATGCCGCCGCGGGTCGGGCGGCCCGCGATCAGCAGGTCGCCGCGCACCGCGAGACGATCCTGAAGGCTGCGCTCAAGGACGGCAAAATAACCCCGGCCTCAAGGGCCGCATGGGAGACGAAGCTGAAAGGCGCCCCCGAGGCGACCGAGGCTGAACTCTCCGCGCTGCCGACCGGCCTGGTCCCGGTCGATGAGATCGGCCACGGCGGTTCCTCGGCGACCGACCCGGTCGCGGTGTCCGAAGACGACATGGCCGCGCTCTTCCCAGGCCACGGATCGCGAAAGGCGGCCGCGTAGATCATGGAGAAAATCGCCCGATTCAAGCCCGCCGAGAACGTCAGCGTTCGCCCTGACGGCGAACTGGCTGGCGATCAGCTCAAAGCAGCCCGCTTCGTCGCGATTACTGGCTACGGCGCCGACCGCAGCTATCTGGCCGCGCACGCCGAGGCTGGCGACCCAAAGCCCTTCGGCGTGACCCAGCGCGACTCCGCGAAACCGAACGTCGAAGACCCGACTTCCGTTGACCTCCTGGTCGAGTGCGTTCGCACCGGCTCGATCCCTTGGGTCGAGGCTGGCGAGGCAATCGACGCCTCCCCCCCCGTCGATATCGCGGTCGGCGCAGACGGCAAAGCGGTAGTGGCCGACTCTGCGGTTGCGGCGAAACTCGAAACCGGCAAAGTCGCCGACAACAACGCGATCACCTTCACCGCCAAAGAGGCGGGCGAGGACGGCAACGATCTCGCCGTCGAGATCCTGAACACCGGCAAAGGCAAAACCCTGTCGGTGGACGTTGACGGCGACACGATCACCGTGATCGCCGCGACCAACGAAGTCGGCGCAGGCGAAATCACTTCCACGGCGACGCTGGTCATCGCCGCCATAGCCGAGCATGACGCTGCCTCCCAGTTGGTCAAAGCCGCCAACACGGGCGCGTCCTCCGGTGCTGGAGTGGTCGCTGCGGTCGCCAAAACGTCCCTCGCGGGCGGCACCGACTCAACCGGTGGCGCCAACGCGGTCGGCAAAGCCCTTACGTCCGCCGAAGAAGCGGGCGACTACATCCAGGTCGACTTCTACTAACCCACGACGAGCGACAGGAACTAAGAGAACATGCCGCAGAATCCAGTAGCGCAGCCGCTCGGTGGGGCCACCGTCCAGGGAACGACGGTCACGGTCGACACCTACGTCAACCCGCCGACCAAAATCCCGGCGCTAATCCGGTCGCTGGTCGCCGAGGACGAGGGTTACTTCATCGAGAGCGTGTTTGGCAGCCTCGGTACCCCCGTGCAGGGCGGCGCGGTCCACGTCGAAGAGACCTTCCCCGAAGACTTCTTCCTCGCCGCCGGTACCGAGCCCGCCCCCCGTGCCCCTGGCGCCGAGGCTCCGCGCATGGAGAGCGAGCGCCGCGAACCGAAAATCCGCCGCCCCGAGTCCTGGTCCGGTTCGATTGAGGTCACCGACGAGGCGAAACAGCGCAACAACATCATCGCCGTCCGCAACCAGTTCACGAAGGCGGCCAACTCCTTCGCCGACATCATCCAGCGGCGTGGCATCGAGGTTCTGCTCGACGCGGTGGAAGCATGGGAACGGGTCGGCGAAGCGAAAGTCAACTGGCACGAAGCCCACGAATCGGGCGTGCAGAACGTCGATCCGCTGAAAATGCCCCACCGCGACGTGGCGCTGGTCCTCAAACAGTTCCTTGACGACAAGGTCGGCGTTCGTCCCGACACGATCATCATGAACACGGAAGAAAACCTCTTCCTCGATCTCTTCTACCCCGGCATCGGCACGACCCTCTCCCTGAATGGGATGCTCTCCAAATACGGCATCAACCGGATCATCCCGACGCCGCTGATCGACAAAGGCAAAGTCCTCTTCGTCAAGTCTGGCGCCCCCGGCGTGATCGGCTGGGAGCTGCCGATGGCGCAGGAGTTCGTCCGCGAGGGCATCCGCAAAACCGACGTTTACGTCCTTGAGTGCCGCCCCGTCTACGCCGCCTTCGACGCCTCTGCGGTCTGGATGCTCGAAGGCACCGACTCCTAGAACTTCCTTCCGCACTGTTTCCTGCTCCGCCGGTGGCCGACCCTTGCGTCGGTCGCTTGCGTTCTGTAGGCTGTCCGCCAGTTGGGGGAACCCCGAACCCGGTCTAGGCCCTCTTCGGAGTACGCCGAACCCGATGTAGGCCCCCGGCGCTGCCAGCAATCGAAGCCGCGACGTCTCCGCGGTGGGCGGGATCGGCAGCGAGACAACGGCATACGCGCCCCCTCGGTGGTTCATGAGCCGCCAACAAGAGGGGGCGTTGCCGTGCCGCCTAGACTGGCCTCATGGCCGAGGCGACCTTCTCCCCGATGATCGCCCCGCCTTGCGCGGTTGGCTTGCGTTTTGTAAGATAGGCGCATATAAGAAGGGGTGCAACGCGGTTCCCACGTTCCCCAGCGCGCTACCGCCAGTCCTAATCACGGCGGCGTTCAGACCCGGGAAGGGGCACCTAACCGGCGAGGGCGAGCAGCGAGAACTCGATGGGATTAAGGCCCCGCGGACGATGTTAGGACCGGCTCGCGGGGCTGCCGCCTTCTTCTAGACTGGCCCCATGAGCGAAGCCACCTTCTCGCCCACCGTTGACGACGTAGCGGCCCTGATCCGCGCCCGAACCAAAATCCCCGGTGGCGGCGAGGCCGGGACCTTCACGGAGCAGACGCGGCCGACCAAAGCCGAGGTCGAACGGATCATCGCCCAGGCGGTCGATCACGTCGCGGCAAGCGTCGGCGGCGAACCCTGCAACGACCAGCTCGTGCAATCCGCTACGGCTGCGGCCTCGCTCCTGGCGGCCGTCATCATCGAGACCTCCTACTGGCCCGAGCAGGCCGAAGCGCGCGGCTCTGCGGCGGCGCGCCTGGAAAAGCTCTTCGACACCCGCATGAAGTCGCTCACCTCGGCGGTCTCTGAGGAATGCGGCGGCCAGGGGACCGGTGGCGAAGAAGGTGGGGGCAATGCTGGCGCGGTTGCAGCGGGCAGCTTCAACGATGGCTATCCGCTGATCGGGCGCGACTACCCGGAGCGGTGGTAGGCGGGGCGTCCGTCGGCCATGGCATAATCGGCTCTATCCGATCCCGCCGTGGCCGGTAACGGTGCCAGCGGGTGACCACTACTCAAAGGAGGACCGATGGATGCTCAGGAAGCTATCGGCCTGTTCGAAGACCTAGAGAAACATCGCTACGAAGGCGAAGCCGAGCCGCTGTTCAACGTCAGGCTTGACGCTGGGTTCGACGAAAACCTAAACCGCGAGTTTCGGTTGCGTGTCACGACGGCTTCGGTTAAGCATGTCAGCGCCGAGACGTGGGACTTAGTGCTCGACGTGGTGCGCGAGGTTTCGAAAGAGAGCGAGCAGGGCGACCTAGAAACTTGCCTAACCAACGACTGGATAGAAATCCTGCGTCGCTAGAGGACCGCGCCGGGGGCGCTATGTCCCCGGCGTAGACTGACCCCATGACCCGTATCAGCTACGACGTTGACGGGGTCGCAGCCGTCGAGCACGACCTGCTCGGCATGGAGGCCCGTCTAATGGAGCCTCGGCCGGTCCTAGGGCGCTTCGTCGACCTCTTGCAGCAGATGATGGCCGAGCGCTTCGCATCGCAGGGAGAAGGCGACTGGGCGCCTCTGGCGGCCTCTACGGTGGCGAAGAAGGGATCGAGCGTGATCGGCCGCGAGACCGACGCGATGATGCAGGCCCTGACCACGGAGGGGGGCGAGGGGGCGCTGCGGGAGATCGTGGGGGATGAACTCGTGTATGGAATTGCGTTGACCAATGACGATGGTTTCGCCTACCCCGTTGCCTTCCATGACGGAACTTCGCGCCAGCCAGCCCGCCCACTTTTCGATCCTGCTGGCATGGACCTACGCAGGTTTTCGCGTGAGTTGCAAGCCTGGATTATAGGGGTTGATCGGAGCGAGTTCGGGGTCGGTTCGTTCTCGATGGGCGACCTAACGTTCCCGTAGAGTGAAGGCATGAAGCTTTGCGAGTGCGGTTGCGGCGGGGCGGCTCCGATAGCGAAAATGACGAAGGCAAAGTGCGGCCATGTCAAGGGTCAGCCGGTTCGCTTCATTCGCGGCCACCACAACTTCCGTTTGAAGCGCGATCCGGTCGAGCGCTTCTGGCCGAAGGTCGACAAGCGTGGCCCGGACGAGTGCTGGGAGTGGATGGGCGCTAAGCAGAGGGGCTATGGAGCGCTTCTGGTTGGAGACGCGGGTTCCCGTCGCCTGCATCGTGCCCACCGATTCTCCTACGAACTCGCCAACGGACCGATCCCGGATGATCTTGTCGTCTGCCACCACTGCGACAACCGCGCCTGCGTAAACCCCGCCCACTTGTTCGTAGGAACCCAGGCCGACAATATGGCGGACGCCGCCACGAAGGGCCGCATAAGAGCCGGGGAGGATCACCACAATTCCAAACTGACCAGCGCCGATGTTCGCGTGATCCGCGAGTGGCACCCGGCTGGTTGGAGTCTCGATGATCTTGCTGCCGCCTTTGGAGTCAGCCGGTCCCTGATTTCGCAAGTTCTATCTCGCCAAATCTGGGCGCACGTATGACTCCAGTCTGGGGCGATATTCTCGACGGAGCCGACGTAGAGCGAGCGGTAATCGCCCACCTCGAACACTGGCTTCCTGCGACCACCGCCTACGTGCGAAAACAGAAGGATCCCGACGCGGTCAAATGGCCCGAACGCGAAGACGGCAACTTCATCGAGCCGATCCGCCACTACGGGGTATCGCACGCCGACGCCGTGGCGCACCGTTTCCCGGAGGATCAGATGCCGATGGCGATAGCGCATAGCCCCGGCATGGAGGGCGACCCGGTGGTCGAAGAGGGCGGGCGCGTCTCGGCCACCTACGGCGTCGCGCTCTCGACTATCGCCTCTTCGGTCACGATTGAGGACGCGAAGGAACTCGCGCGGCTGTACGCCTCGGCGGCGCGACTGGCGATCATGCAGGCGCCGCAGCTAGACGCTGGAACCGGGGACTTCTTCGCCGACCACGTGAAACTGGGGCGCGAGAGCAACGGCCAGGTGCGTAGGGGCGTGGAAGGGGAACGGAACCTGATGATCTGCACGGTCGAGTACTTCATCGGCATTCCGCAGATCATGGACGTGTCTGGCGGCCCGATCACCGCCCCCGAAGATCCTGAGACCGAAGTTGAAGACTGGCCGACCGTGAAAGCCGGGGGCGGGAGCGCGACCGTCGATGCGCTGACGGAGGCGGGGTTCTTCGAGGCGAAACCCTAAGCGGAGCAACCGTGGCGCTGATGCTGGCGGATAGGCACTCGCCAGCCACCTATTGCGCGCATCCTCTCGATATCGGCCCCAATTCTGTTCTTGTTCGAACCGAGAGCGTCGGCAATTTCCTCATAGGTCATTCCTCGGCCGAATAGCGTCTCGATTCCCGAATAGCGGTTGAAGCAGCGAACCGACTTGCAGCACATGCAGGTCTCGCCCTTGCAGGGCATCCCGCAGGTCACACATTCGTCGGGGTACATCGACGGAATGGGATCTCCGCGCCCGACTTTCCCGCGCGGCCCGTTCAGCCAGTATCGGATCACGTCGCGACTGATGCCGAAATGAGTGGCGAGGCGCTTGTATCCCCAGCCGTGCGTGATACGCATGGTGCGCGCGACTTCTACCCGTTGGTCCACGCCTAGCATTCTAGCCTCGAAGGGGGGGCGGCGAGTTCCGCTAACAATTGGCGCGTATGCCAGCCCCAGGCCATGTAGTCACCGTCGGCGACCGCGCCGCCTCCCCGCTGGCGGCGGCCTCGACCTCCAACGGCTTCCTCGTCGGGGTCTGCGAAAAAGGCCCGACCGACGTGCCGATCAAGGCGATCAGCCTCGCCGACGCAATCGACTCAATCGGCGAACGGCTCGCCGCGAACCCTTACCTGTATGACGCCCTCGATTGTGCCTTCCGCGAGGGCGCATCGGTCGTCTACATCGCTCGCGCGGTCGGCGCTGAATCTGAGACGGCGACCAAAGTGGCCGTTGACGCGGGTGGCAAAACGTCCTTCACGGTCGACGCGCGCTCACCTGGCGCCTGGGGTAACGGCCTCGACGTGGCGATCACGCTTTCGGCGGGCAGCGTCACCCTCGTCGTGAAACTGAACGGCACGACCATCGAATCCTCGCCCGCCCTCGGCACGAACGCCGAAGTGGTCGAGTGGGCCAAAGCCTCCGAATACATCTCGGTCACGATTGGCGAAGCCGAAGCCGCCGACGCAAAAACCCAGACGCTGGAACTCGCGGGCGGCAAAGACGACGTTGCGGGCGTTAGCACCGCGCAGATCGAAGACGCCCTCGACATTCTCACGAACGACCTCGGTCCCGGCCAGGTCGCCGCTCCCGGTTTCACCACCGAAGCGATTCACAAAGCGCTTCTGGTTCACGCCTCGACCACGAACCGCCGCGCCCTGCTCGACGACCCAGTCGAAACCACTGCTTCGGAACTGGTCTCCCACTCGACCGCCCTGCGCGGCCCCAACGCCCGCTACGGCTGCATCCTCGGGAGCTGGGCCTACGTGCCCGGGGTTTCGCTGGGGACCACTCGCAAAGTGCCCAAGTCGGGCATCGAAATGGGCCAGATCGCCCGCAGCGAAGCCGAAGGCAATAACCCGAACAAGGCCGCCGCTGGCCCGCGTGGCAAGTCGAAGTACGCGACCGGCCTAGTCACGCTGTTCACGGAGGTCGAGCGCGGCGAACTCGACGCCGCCGGTGTGATCGCCTCGATCCTGGTTCGCGGCGTCGTCACCACCTACGGAAACGTCACGCTCGTCAACCAGACCACGGAACCGAATTGGGTTTCGTTCTCTGCCTCGCGCCTTGTCATGGGCGTCGCGGCGCTGGCCTCTGAGGTGCTGGAGTCCTACGATTTCGAGCAGATCGACGGCCACGGCTACGTGTTCAAAAAGCTCCAGGGCGACCTCTCGGGCGCGGCCTGTATGCCCTTCTACCTCGACAATGCCCTCTACGGCACCACGCCCGCTGAGGCGTTCTTCGTCAACACCGGCCCCGACGTGAATACGCCGACCTCGATTGCGGCCGAAGAAATCAAAGCGCAGATCGGCATCCGTGTCTCGCCTACGGCTTCGTTCCTCGAAGTCGAGGTAGTCAAAGTCCCGACTGGAGAATCGCTCTAATGCGCACCGACCAGGAACGCGTAACCGTCCGCGCCGACGACCTCGACCTCGGCGTATTCCAGACCTTCTCGGGCGGCGGCTCTGCGGCCGACGACACGAAGAACCGTCCCGGCGGGATGGGTCCAGAGGAATCCCTCGGCGGGACGGTCAGCCGCGACGCCTTCACGGTCGGGCGCCTCTACAAACTGGAGCGCGACCACCCGATCTTCAAGATCCTCGACGCGAAAACCGGCGCCGCCCGCGTAGTCGCGGTGCGCCAGAAACTCGCCAAAGATCGCTCCGCTGTTGGCGACCCGATCACCTACACCGGGACGCTGATCAAAGTCACCCCGCCGGATCACGATTCCAACGCATCTGACCGCGCGGAATTCACCCTCGAAGTCTCGGCCGACGAGCCGATCGCCTAGCCTGTCGGCCGCCAACGCCGACGAAAGGACTAGCCGATGAGTGACAAGCAGGAGGGTCTGCCGACCCTGGAGTGCATCGACGGACGCTTCTACAAAGACGGCGTCGAGGTCAGCAAAGAAGAAGCCATCGCGGACGGGTGGGAAGAAGACTTCAAAGAGCCAGCAGACGCCGCCAACGGCGCGGAGACGAACTCGGAGTCCCCGGCAGGTAGCGACGGCCCAGAGAACGTCCTAGGGCGCCTACGGGCCGGATACGCGGCCGGACAGGGCGAGCGTCGCAAGACAATCGAAATCGCCCCCGCTCGCTATGACGGCCTCGCCGCCGAGTTCAAGCCGATCAACTGGGAGCTTCGGCGCAAGCTGATCCGCCGTGCCAACCGCCAGGGCGAGTCGGGCTATGAGGCCGATCTGCGGATCAACGCTGCCTGTATGGCGGCCGCCTGCGTGTCGATGCTGTTCCGCCCCGCGCCTGGTGCCGACTACGTTCAGCTTCACACGCTGGTCGAGAAGTACCGGGGCGGAGAGCCGGTCCGCTTCGATGCGCGCCTTGCCGACATTCTCGGCATGGAGTTGATCGGCGGAGAGTCAGAAGCCGATATCTGCCGCCTGGTCTTCGGGGACTCCGGCATCTTCGACGCCCACTACATGACCCTGAACGGTTGGTCGCTGGACGCCTTCGATATCAGCGACGACGAAGAAGAGGATGAGGGCGGTGATCGCCCTACCTAGACCCGTTCGAGGACACGGGGGTCGAGGATGCGTTCTTCGTCTTCGGCCTCTGTTGCCTTGCCGGGTTGGGCGAGCGGTACCTAGCGGCGCGCGGCCCCGACGACTTGGCGATTCTGGAGCGCGCGAGTCGCGAGGCCGCAGAGCAACGCGAGCGCGAGCGCAAAGACCAGGCCCACAGGATCGCCGAAGCCGTCCGCAAGATGCTCGACGGGAAGTAGGCCACCGTGGACGCTGACCTGATCGCGCTCCGCATCAAAGTCACTGGTGGTAAATCCGGTGCCGCAGAGGTAAAAACCCTCAACCGAGAGGTCGCGAAAACTGGCGCCGTCTCCAAGCAGTCGGCGGCGATGGCGGCACAGTCGAGCAAGGCCACCTCCTCGGCCTTCAAACGACAGGCCGCGATGATGCAGTCGGCGGGCCGGACCATGACCTTCGGGTTGACCGCGCCGCTAGTGCTGGCTGGCGCGATGGCGGTTAAAACGGCCGCGAGCTTCGACCGTTCGATGGCGCAGGTAAAAACCGCCACCGGCCTCGGCGGTCGCGGCATGAAAGAGATGGAAACGCTGGCGCTGAAATGGGGCAGCGAAACGATCTTCAGCGCGAACGAGGCCGCCGAAGCGATGCTGGAGTTGACGAAATCCGGCATCTCGCCCGCCCAGACGAAAGCCGGGGCGCTCGGCGCGACCATGAACCTGGCGGCGACCGAAGGCTTGCAGCTAGGGAAAACGGCCGAAATCGTCGGCGCTGCCATGAACACCTTTGGGCTGCGCGCCAACCAAGCCGGGCGTATCTCTGACGCTCTTGCGGGCGGCGCGCTCGCGTCTTCGGCTTCGGTAGGCGGCCTGTCGCTCTCGCTCTCTCAGGGCGGGCAGAGTGCGGCCGAAATGGGCATCTCTCTCGAAGAAACCGTCGGCACCCTCGCGGCCTTCGCTCAGAACGGCATCCAGGCCTCCGACGCCGGCACCTCGTTCAAAACCTTCATCGCGCGACTTAACCCCGCGACCAAAAAAGCGAAAGAACTGATGGCCGACCTCGGCCTCAGCTTCTTCGACTCCACGGGCACGATGCTGAACATGCGCGGGGTCGCAGCCGAGCTACAGCACGAGTTGGGCGATATGAGCGACAAGGAGCGCGGCGCGGCCTTCAACGTCCTGTTCGGCTCTGACGCCCGCCGTGCCGCCAACATCGTCTTCAAGGAAGGGGCTACGGGCCTCAGCAAATACATCGTCGCCACCGAAAAATCGGGCGCGGCCGAGAAGATGGCGCAGGCTCAGATGCAGGGCCTCGCCGGGTCGCTGGAGAACCTGAAGGGGTCGCTGGAAACTGCAGCCGTGCATCTCGGGCACGCCCTTGCGCCTGCGGTCGAAGCGAGCGCTACCGCAATCGGCGGACTCGCAGATTCCTTCGCGGCTCTCCCCCCCGGTGTTCAGAGCACGATTGCAGTCGTGGGCGTGATGGTGGCGCTGGCTGGTCCGGTCCTCTGGTTCGCGGGGTCGATGGCGAAAGCTGCCCTCGCGCTCCGCGAGTTGCGCATGGCCGAAACCTTCGGTGGCGCGGGAAAGATGGGAAGCTGGATGGGCAAAGCGAGGCTTGGCGGCGGGATAGCTGGACTCGGCGCGATGGCTGGCGGTAGCGCGCTGGGTGGCAAGGGCGGCGAACTGCTCTCCAACATCGGCGGCGGCGCGGGCCTAGGGTTCGCTGTAGGCGGGCCGATGGGGGCTGCGGTAGGGGCGACTGCGGGAGCGGTGATGCTCGCGATCCCCGAGGTTCAGAAACTCATCTCCGGCGAGAAGCAACTGACCTTGCAGCAGATGCGCCTCGCTCAGTCCTCCAAGTCGGTCAAGGAATGGTCAGAGCGCCAGCGCGTAGCCTCGCGCGGACTGCTCGCTGCCGATGCTCGGGTCCGGGATGCATCGCGCCGTTCGACCGCCGCGACCCGCGCAGTGGAACAGGCTCGCCGCCACCTCAACGCCGTCGTCTACGAATATGGCGCGAAATCCCGCCCGGCTATTCACGCCGAAGCGACCCTTACCAACAAGATCGATGGTCATAGCCGCGCCCTTAAGCGCCTGCGGCACGCGCAGAAACTCCAGGGCGCGGCTCTCCAGGCGTACAAAGTGACGACGAACCTGACGGTGCTGGCGGAGCGCGACCGGATCAACAAGCTCACGCAACTTCGGGATCGCCAGTCGCGCCTCTTCCAGGCTGCGAACAAGATGGGACCGCAGTCGAAGCGGACCGTCGAAATGGCCAACAAGCTGCTCGGCACCGAAGGCAAGCTCAGCGAGGCGACGAAGCGCCACGCTCAGACCCTCTCCGATGCCGCCTCCAAAGGCGGGGAGCGCTACGCGAAGTTCCTCCAGAAAGCCAATCAGGAATCGCTCCGGGCTGGCGGGCAGATGAAGGCGCTGAACCAGAAGGCCGAAGCGCTCGCGGAGACCTTTCGCCGTCTCGGCGAACAGGAAGTCAATATGCCGACGCTGCCCGGAACTCCCTCGCCCATCGCCCCCCCAACGGGTGGAGGCGGCCGCCACCGCAACACCGCAGGCAAACCAGCGCCCGCCACGCAGCGCCTAAGAGCCTCCGTGCCCGATCCGCAGCCCTCGACTAGGTTGGCGGCGTTCAGCGGCTCAGGGGGCGACGGAGTGCGTTACATCGTCACTGTGCCGCTGAAGATTGGCAAGAAAGGCATGGCCGAAGCCACCCTTGAGGCCGAAGAGGACGCGAAGGCGAGGCTCTGATGCAGCGCAACCCGAAGGCATACATCCGAATCAGGGGCCGCAACTTCGACTTCAAGTGCTACCTCGGCAACGGTCGCCCGCGCATCACCGGGGGCGGAGCAGAATACGAAGGCCAGCGCCGCCCATCTGCCGACTCCGCGACCATCTTCACCGGGAACGGCCTGCTGACCGTGGACGTGCCGGTGCTGTTCGACGGCTGGGGGCCGCCCGGCCAGCGCCGCGACATCGGCGATCACATCGATCAGGTCCAGAACCTCTGCTTCGGCCGAGGTCGCAAGCCGCCGCCCAACTTCATTGCCACCTACCCCGGTCCCGGCTCAGGCGAGCGCTACCAGATGGCGCTGCCCGAAGAACTCGACGATCCGAAACCGATTGTCGGGCCGGGCGGAACCGTGTTTCGGCAGGCGTTGATCTTGAAGCTCATCGAGTTCAACGACCCGACCGATATCAAGTTCATCAAGCGCGGCCCTGTCGCCTCCAAAAAGCAGGAAGCCGACGTGACCTCGATTGTGCTGAAGCAGTCCATGAACCTGCTCGAAGTCGCGGCCAAGTTCCTCAATAGCGCAGACGACGCGAAAGACCTCGGCGAGCTGAACGACGTGAAGGACTTGCGCAAGAAACTCCCGGTCGGAACCCGACTCAAGCTCGGCACCGCCGCCAACCTCAACTTCACCACCGAGGCGAACTGATGCCGGCCGCAGTCGCGCAGCGCCAGCCGGTGAAGGAGGAACGCTTCGTCCCCGGCATCCACTCCGTGCAGGGGATCAACTCGCGGATCGAGGACATAAAGCTGCGCGGCGCAGGGTTGCTGGGGGTGATCGGCGACACGGTCGTTGAGGCGACGCTGGTCCGCAAGATCACCGGAGCCTCTGAACTCACCCTCTCCGTCCTCGACCCGAACGGCAAGCTGCTGCGCTCCAAGCTGCTCGAAGAAGCCCACGAACTAACCCTCGACGGGCTGCACTGGAAGTTCGTCAAGGTGTCGAGTGAGGGCCAGAACGAGCCGCTAGTTCTGACGTATGAGCCGCTGATCGTCTACCTGCTCAAGCGGCTGAAGGGGCCGCACAAAGCCTTCCGCGATAAGATGACGCGAGCAGAGTTCGCTCAGGGGAGGGCCTACCAGGCGCGCCCGCGACCCCGCTTCATCTCGCCCGAACTCCACGTCGTGCAGGACATCGACTCCGCTGCGCAGGGTAAAGATGCGAAGAAGAAGGCCGAGGAATCACGCGGCAAGGGGATCGGGGTCCACGATCCGAACCTCAAGATCAACACCCGCCCAGCCACGAAAGCCCAGGCCGAGATCATCGACCGGATGCTGCGCACGGCCGAATCGGCAGGCGCCAGCACGAAGGTCATGGAAGCGCTCATCCTGGCGGTGATCGACGAGTCCGTGGTCGGCACGTTGTCGGACAACCTGCTCCAGATCGAACCCGAGTCCGTGTCGGGGTTCGACGGCGACCCGACTAACCCCGAGCAGTCCGCGATGGGCTTCCTGCGCGGTTACGAACCCGCCGCGCCCAACGCCCTCGGCGTCTACAAAGCCCACCCGGAGTACTCGGCCGCCCAGATCGCGACCACCGTGCAGCGAAACGCCGCCGGAGTCGGACCCTATGAACGTTTCACGGAGGAAGCCCGCGCCTGGGTAGCGGCCTACGGGGGGGGTGGCGAGGTCACCACCCGCGACACCACCCGCTACGCCTTCCAGCAGTCGAAAAAAGAGTCGAACTGGCACTGCATGGTCCGGCTCGCCTCCGAGGTTCGCTGGCGCTGCTTTGAGTCGGCGGCCTGGATCTACTTCCTCGACGAGCCGACCCTGCTGCGCTCCTCGCGCCGGATGCGCGTATCCGACTCCGCCCCTGGGATCATCGACGTATCGTTTGACTATGACGTAGGCAAGGAGGTCACGGAGGTAACGGTCGAAGCAGTCGCGAAGACGTGGGCGGGGCCGCCCGGAACCGTCTCCGCCGTGTCCCGCCTCGGCCCCGCCGACGGCCTCTACTTGGTCGAGCAGATCGAATCGAAACCCTCCTCGCGCAAGGAGGTCGTCAACGTCACCCTGCGCAAGCCGACCGAGGCGCTGCCCGAGCCTGCACCATCCTCGAAATCGGGCAGCGTCAGCTTTGACAGCACCGGCGTAGGCGACGTGCCGCCGAAGGTGGCGACGATCATCGAAACGATTGACGCCTTCGACGCCGCCAAGACCTCCTACCTTTGGGGTGGCGGCCACGGCTCATTTGCCTCGCCGACTGAGCGCGTGGACTGCTCGGGCTTCTGGTCTGCGGTCCTGCACGCAGCGGGCTACCTCGACACGCCGATCACCTCTGGATCGTTCGCCTCCGTGCTGCAGGGCGGGGTCGGGGAGTGGGTCACGATCTACGGCGACTCTAAGCACGTGTTGGGCAAAGTGAAATACGCCGATGGCAACTGGCGCTGGGCGGGCACCTCCGACTCCAATCCGGGTGGCGGCCCCGGCTGGATAAGCGATAGCGTCGGTGAAGACGGCGCCCGCTCCCACCCGAACGCCTCCCACCCGGCGGGCCTGTAGATGGCGCTGCTTGCCGAACCCGATGGCCCCGACCTGCCGGTTGCCCGTCACGGCGTGGTCGTCACCCCGCCCGCCGAACTCGGCGATCCCTTCACGGTCCTGGTCCCCGATTTCGACGAGCTGCACGTCTTCGAGATTCGGCGGTGGGAATATCGCGGCGCAACGCTCCCGGCCAAAGACGACGAATGCCTGGTTGTGGTGGACGACGAGGCCGAGCCGTGGGTCGCAGCATGGTGGCCCGCCAATGGTGACACTTCCCCACCGAGCGGCCTGGAAATCTTCAACGTGAAGGACTACGGCGCGCTAGGCGACGGTATCGCTGATGACAGCACGGCCCTCCAGGCGGCGCGGGCGGCGCTGGAGGCGGCGGGTGGCGGCGTCCTCTTCTTCCCACCTGGCGAGTACGTCGGCAGCTTCCAGATCCTCGCCAACGTCCACGGCCAGGTCTGGGGCTACGGAGCAAAGCTGCTGCCTCACAAAGAAACGGTCGGTATCTACGTTGAAACCGAAAACGGCAGCGAAGTTCCCGGTTGGTCAATTCATGGCCTCGAAATCGACGGCCAGTTTCAGGCGTTCGTCTCGGCGGTCAAGATCGTCAACTCCGATTTCATCGCCCTACGGGATATGCGAATCGCGCACTGCAATCGTGGAGTAGAGATGCAGGCTCAGGGCACCGGGTGGGTCGAGTTCACGCGACTTGAGCATCTCTACGTCAGCGAATGCAACGTCGGCATCGAATTCAGTAAGACCGGCGCAGGCAACAGCTTCGGGGAGACCTCGATGACGCAGGTCGGGTTGGCGGGGTGCGGAACGGGAATGGTGCTCGCCAGCGGTTGCACCCTCTATCGCTCTGTTCTTGACGGCGTGATCTTCTGGACGGTGAAATCACAGAAAGGGTTTGTGGTCGCGGGTGATATGCAGGGCGTCCGATCCCATCTCGGCTTTGAGAACTTCGACGAATCAGCTTGCACCGGGATAGAGATTCAGGCCACGGCGGTCCTCGTAGCCAACTGGTTCTGCCAGTCCCACTACACGGGGGAGTGGTCGATCAAAGGGATCAAGGCCACCAGCGCAATCGCCGAAGACTTCTACTGGACCGAGACGCCGACTGTCACCTACAAGGTTGACTCCGGCGGGATCATCGAAGTCGTCCCCGGCACCGGCCCAGAAGGACCCGAAGGGCCTCCCGGGGAAAAAGGCGCGACCGGGGAAAAAGGAGCTAAAGGCGACGCGGGTGCGAAAGGGGAAACGGGTTCCAAAGGGGAAACGGGCGCGACCGGGGCCAAAGGGGAAACCGGTGCGAAAGGGGAAAAAGGAGACACCGGGGCCAAAGGAGAAACGGGGTCCACCGGGCCGGAAGGAAAAACGGGGCCGACTGGTCCGGCCGGGGCGACCTGGCGCGGCGCCTGGTCGGCCCTCACCGCTTACGCGATCAACGATCTCGTACGGCTCAACGGCACCTCCTACATCGCCGTCAAAGCGGGCACGAACCACGAACCGCCCAACGCCGAATACTGGGAAGTGGTCGCCGAAAAGGGCGCGAAAGGCGAAGCGGCCGGGGCGTTCTCACAGACCATCGGCGACACGGTAAAAACCAGCTTCACGATCACGCACGGCCTCGGCACTCGCAACGTACTGGTCGGGGTGCGCCAGGCAGGGAGTCCCTATGCGCCGGTCTGGGCGGGCTTCACCGCGACTGCTGGGACCACTGAAGCCGTCACGGTGGAATTCGACGTAGCCCCCGGCTCAAGCGAATATGTGGTCACGGTGCTCTCAGGGGCGGGATCGGCAGGCCCGACGGGCGAAAAAGGCGCGACCGGGGCCAAAGGGGAAACCGGTGCGACGGGGTCCAAAGGCGAAACGGGGGTCGAAGGCAAAGAAGGAAAAGAAGGTCCTGCGGGAGTCGCCTCGACCGAAGACTGGAAGGCGTCGTGTCGCGCCGCGACGACCGCGAACATCACGATTGCCACGGCGTTGAACAACGCCGACACCCTCGACGGCGTTACGCTGGCGACCGGGGATCGCGTCCTGGTCAAGGATCAGACGACGAAAAAAGAAAATGGCATCTGGGTCGTCGGCGTCACTCCCACCCGCGCCACTGACGCCGACACCGCTGGGGAGCTTTCAGGCGGCACGACCGTCTACGTCGCCGAAGGCACCCACAACAAGCGCCGCGTGTTCACGATCTTCACCCCGGCCGGATCGGTAACGCCGGGGACCACCGAACATGAATGGACGCAGCTTCGCCCCCGCGACTTCGGCCTGGTAGAAGCCCTGCCGACTTCCGAAGCCGTCGTCGGTGACCGTTGCCTATACAAAACCTCTGCTGGACTCTGGGATTTTGCCTATGACGGTGTTGGCGAAACGCCGTGGGTCTACGTCGGCGGACCGCCTCTCCAGGAGGAAAAACCCGCCGAAGGCGCAACCAAAAAAACGAGCTACGAACCAATTGAAGCGGGAGAAACCACCGGGCCGTCGGTCACGGTGCCGCTGAAAGGCGACTACTGGGTCGAGATTGGCTGCGCCTGGTTTCACACCGAAGCGGGCAAAGACTTGCGCATGAGCTACAAAATCGGCGCCTCGGCCGCGACCAACGCCGACGGGGTCAAGATCACCACGTCGGGCGTCTTTCAGCCGCAGGTCCCGACCTTCAAGAAAAAGCGCAAGGCCGGACTCGCGGCCTCAACTGCGCTGGTCGCGAACTACATGACTTCTGGGGGCACGGCGACGTTCTTTGACCGCATCCTGACTGTGCTTCCGATCAGGGTCGGCTAGCCCGCCTTAGACTGAGCACATGCCGACCCCGACTATCCCGAAGCTCCGAATCCCGCTCCGCCTAGAGAACGGGCGCCTAGCGCTGGTCGAGCAGGACAGCCAGGACAATGTGGCGGCGTGCGTTTTCGCGATCCTCAGCTACGAACGCGGTAGCCGAATCGAGGACGTTGACTTCGGCGTCGAGAGTCGCCTGTTCGACCAGATGCCGGTCGACGTTGACGAATGGCTGGAGCAGATCTCCGCTTACGAGCCCCGCGCAAGTGTGCAGACGCAACAGGAGATCGAAGACCTGACGGGGCGCGTGCTGGTCGAAGTGGGGCCGTCCTGATGGCTGAACTTGCCGAGACGCAGTGCGTCCATTGGCCGCGTAGTTGCGCCGACGCACAAGCGCAATGCGCGACCGGCTTCCAGTTCTGTGACTTCTGCCTTTACGGCCCGCCTGAACCGCCCGTCCGTAGGGATAACGAAGCGATCAGCCTCGATAAGGCCCTGGAACGGGCTGAGAGCACGGAACGTGAGTTGGGCGAGCGCTTGCGGAAAGCGGTTGTCGCTGCCGTTGCCGAGGAAGGTTTCTAGTGACCGACTTCGTTCGCCTTCCGATCGAATCGACCCCGCAACAAATGCTCGAAGAGTGGGCAGCGGAAATGTCCGCGCTCATCGAAGGATGGGACCCAGCGCTCGCCGAGTACGAGACGATCCAGGCGCAGGCGACGATTTACCGCATCATCTTCCCGCTGCTCCAGTTGGCGGCCAACGTAGACGCAGCGATTTTCAACGAGTGGGGCCGCACCATCGTCAACGTCGTCCCCCAAGAAGCGACCCGCGCGACCGTCGCCTCGACCTGGACCGTGCAAGACGAATCCGGCTACACGATCCAGGCGGGAACTCAGGTCGATATCGCGCGCTCAGGCGACGAACGGATCGGCTTCCTGGTCACGGCCGACGTGGTTATCGATCCCGGCTCCAAAGTCACCGAAGCGGGCGAGGTCGTGCTGGAAGCCATAGAATCGGGCCTCGACGGCAACGGCCTGGAAGGCGAAGGCATCCTGATCGACGCCCTGTTCTTCGTCACCGATATCGCGATTGTCGGCGCCTCGTCGGGCGGGACCGATGCCGAGGACCCCGCCGCCTACCTTGGCCGCCTAGCGCTGACCATGCAGACCTACATCGAAGGCGTGGTGATCGCGCGAGACGTGGAGATCGTCGCGCTGAACGTGCCAGGAATCGGGCGGGCGCTGGCGCTCGACAACTACAACCTCGAAACCGCCGAAGACGAAGAAGAGAAGACCACCACCGTGATCGTCACCGACGACGAAGGCGAAGCCGCCACGGCCGAAGCGAAAGAAGCGCTCGAAGCGCTGCTGGAGGAAAAGCGCGAGGTCAACTACGTGTTTTGGGTGGGAGACCCGACCTACAACGAAATCGACGTAGAAGGCGTGATCGTCCCGATGCAGGGGTTCAGCCAGGCCGAAGTCGCGGCGAACGTTAAAGCGGCCATCGAAGATTTCCTCGACCCTGCGACGTTCGGCCAGCAGCCCCCCGGCGATTCGTCAAGCTGGGTGAACTCGACCACGCTGCGCTTCCAGGATCTTTCCGCTGTGGTTAATAATTCTGAGGGAGTCTCACACTTCAGCACCTTGAAATGGCGCCGCGCGGCGGAAGCCTTCGCAGCCGCTGACATCGCTCTCACGGGGGTCGCTCCACTACCGCGTGCCGATACGATCACCGTCACCTAGGGCGGTTAGAATGTCGGTCCATGTACAAGAATGCCCCGGCAGCGCATCCACGCTCCGGGGCCGGACACGAAGGGATCGCTTCATGCCGAGCAGGACTCTAGAGGAACGTTTCTGGGAGAAGGTTGACCGGCGCGGCGAGGACGAGTGCTGGCCGTGGACGGCGTATCGGGATCGCAAGGGGTACGGGCAGATAGGGATCTGTGTTGGCAAATGGATTTTTGCGCACCGTTTCGCCTACGAATTGGCCTACGGCCCGATCCCCAAGGGCGCGGGCTACCACGGAACGTGCATCTGTCACCGCTGCGATAACCCCGGCTGCGTGAATCCGGCGCATCTGTTTGCCGCGACGGCGGCGGAAAACAATGCGGATAGGGCGGCAAAGGGACGTAGTTGCTCAGGTAAGCAACATCGCAATTACGGCGTCAACTGGCGCCGCGTAAGGCCAGATCAGTTGGCGAGGGGCGAGGACAACGGGAAGGCAAAACTCACGGCTGAAGATGTTCGTGAGATTCGCCGACGCGCTACCGGCAAACATGGCGAGCAAAGGGAATTAGGGCGCGAGTTCGGCGTGCATAGCCAGACGATCCGCAATGTAATTCTGGGGGTGACTTGGCGACATGTCAAAACCTGACGCATCCCCTGCGGCTCTCGAAATCTACGATGCCCTCTCGCCGCCGTTTTCACAGGGAGACGAAGACCGGGACTGGATATCGCTCAAGATCTGTATGGCGATAACCGCTGGTCGCCTCGACCTCCTGCACGAACTGCTAATCGACGACGTGACGAACCTCCCGGCCTGGGGGATCGTGTTCGACCCGGCCACTTGCCCCGAGGCGTGCTTGCCCTACCTTGCGCAGTTCGACGGTGCGGTTCTCACCCCGGAGATGGACGAGGCCGCTCGCCGAGCCGCAATTCAGACCCCTGAGGCGTTCAGTCGGGGGCGGCTCGCTTCGCTGGAAGCGGTAGCGAAGCGGAGATTGACGGGGACGAAAACGGTTCTCGTCACGGAGCGCTACACCCTGAATGCTTGGCGGCTGCTGGTCGAAACGCTGGAAGGAGAGACGCCCGACCCCGAAGGTACGAAAGCCGACATTGTCGCCTACCAAAAGCCGGTCGGAATCGTCCTCTTCTACAACGAACGGGTCGCGTGGGTCTGGGGCGAGGCCAAAAAATCCCTCGAATTCCCAACTTGGAAAACGGTTAAAGAAGGATTCGCGGACTGGCAGTCGTACCGAAGTTACGAACCCTGACCTCCCGTAGCCCCTCGAACCCCCTCAGATCGCCGCATACGGCGTCTGACGGCCCCTCTCAGTCGAGGATGCGACCGGCGAAGTACCAGGCGGCGCCGAGAGCGAAGGCGAGGACTGCGAGATGCGCGAGCAAAGTCATGCGGCAGCAGTCGGCATCTCGGCGGTCCCGAGGCTCTGATCACCCCAGTAGTTCCAGTCGCCGAGTCGAGCACGGCGAGCGAACATCTCTAGATAGGGGCCGGGGCTAGCTCGTTCGACCAAATCGTAGAAGGCGTCAGGCTTGGCGGAATGTTCGGCCAACCGAGGCCAGAGATAGGCGGTCGGCAACCCCTCATCAACCTGGAGTGGTAGCGATCCGCGCACACAAAACAGGCAATGCTCGGTCGCACCCCGGAAGTAGTAGCCCGTCTTCATGGAGATCCGTGCTCGATCGTCCTGATGCGTCTTCGCCCAGGTCAGGATCGTCTTTGGCTTGAAGCCCCAGGCTCGGGCGATCTCATGGGCCTCGACCATGAAGCTATTGGTCGTCCAGAGGTAGAGGTGGGCGTCGGCTGACGCAGGTGGTTGCAGGGCAGACAACTCGCCCACCGACATCAGCGGGTAACCCGTATCCTGCACCGCGTTCGAGGGGTTGCCGTCGAGCTTGGGCGCCCTAGCGAAGATCCCAGTGCCCGCGAGATCATAGGGCCACGGCGGGTCGGCGACGATGGTTCGGTACTTGCCGCTCACGCTGCTCGCTTCCCCGCCAGCCCCGTGATCCCTGCCGCCTGGGGTCGGCGCGCTCTTGCCTCGGCGGCGGTCTTTCGGCGGTGACAGTCCTCGCAGCGGCGTTCGATATTGGTCGGGTCGTGCGGGCCACCGTCGCAAAGCGGGATGCGGTGGTCGGCTTCCCAGTAGGTGTCGATCACGCCGCAGTCAACGCAACACGGATCGCCCCGAAGGATGACGAGGGCGCGAGCGTTCCAAACCGTCGAGCGCATGTACTCGCGCTGGCAGTTACGGCCGCGTGGGTTATCGAAGCCGTCGCCCCCGCCAACCTCATGCTCATCGCCCCGGTGGCGGGTGCGCTTGGCGCGGCGATAGTCAGTCGGATCGGCGAGGACGATTCGCTGGCCGCACCAAGCACATAGCCCCGGCTCCCACGGCAGCCCCTCTCCCACTCCGCAAAACCACTGAAGTTTGCTCCCCCGTACCGTGCTCATACTGCGTGGTCGAGTCGCCGCCAAGCTCGCACCGTGCATAGCGCCCGCTCCCGAGTGGTCGGCGCTCTGCGCTCATAGGCGGCCCGCCACTGTGGCCGATCCTCTTCGAGCAGCGCCCGTTCTTCGAGTACCAGCGCGCCCACGGCCGGGTCTTCGATGAAGCCGCCCTCCCCTTGCGGGGCCTGAATCCGGTTGATCGCCGAGGACCACGCGTCCTCGAACCCGTAGCCCTCGCGCCCTAGTAGATCCAGCGCTCGCCGCATGTACTCCGGCGCGCGAATCGGCTCGTCAACGCCGGGGAGGGTGAGCAGGCTATCGGCGCCCAATGCCGACAACGATGCGAGGAGGCCGTCGAAACCTAGGTCGTCGCCGTTCACTGTGGGCCGAAAGCATACTGCCCTTCGCCGATGATGCTCAGGGGGTACCCACTAATTGCGACAATGCTGCGAAATGCATCGGGTCCGGCCCCCGTAGGAAAGCCGGACCCGCCACACGAAGGACACCGCTGGAGAATCCCGACTCGGCTCCGATCCCGGCGCGCTTCGTCTCGATGCTCTTCGAGATGCCCTCGCCGGGGGACCGAACCGGGGACTAGACTGCGGGCCATGCCTTCAGAGAAAGTTCACCGTCGCCTCGCACTCGCCTCCCCGCAGGAGTACGGCCCCGATATCGGGGTGCTACAGGGCCAGGTCAACGAGCAGTACCGGCACCTAAAGATCGACCGCCAGATCGCCAAGGACGGCAACTTCGGCAAGCAGACCTTCGACGGGGCCGATGAGATCGCGCTTTGCCTGGGCGTTACCGGCGAGGCGCAGGACAAACTCAAACGCAACATCCTCAGCGAAGGAACGCAGGCCCTCATCCGGGGCCGCAAACGCACCGAGGAGGAGGAGAAGGCCGGTCGCGAGCGCGAGGACTTCCGCAAGATGCTCCGCAAGCGCTACGACAAGAGCGGCGGCGAGCAGGCAATCGCCCGAGGCCGCAAACTGATCGGCGTCAAGGAGCAGCCCGAGGGCTCCAACTGGGGCGGGCAGGTCGAGGAGTTCATTCGCTTCACGGGTTACGACGAAGCTGTCTTCTGGTGCGGGTGCTTCGCCTGCTGGGTCGTTGTCAAACTCGGCGGCGCGAACATCCCGACCCGGATCAGGCTAGGCGCCGCCTGGTTGATCACCGCCGACGCCCGCGCGGGCGTGAACGGCCTTACCGCCATCCCTGCGGATCAGGCCCGACCCGGAGACATTGCCTGCCTCTGGGGCGGCCAGCACATCGAGGTCATCGCAGAGCGGCCCTCTGGCGGCTCAGTGCGTTGCCTCGGCGGGAACACGACTGCCGGCGGCAAAGCTTCCAACGGGGGCGAAGTCGCCGAAAACACGCGCTCGCTCTCAGACTTCGACTCGGGCATTGTGGCCCGCCCCCACTACGGATAGGAGACGCATGAGTCCTGAGAACTCCAACATCAGCCGGTGGGTGGCCTTCTTGGTCTTGCCCCTGGCGACCTTGATCGGCGGCTTCATCGCGATCAAGGCGAAAGCCTGGTTCAACTACGATCTCGACCCCGCCGAGGCCACGGCCTATGTGGTCAGCAGCGTTGCCGCAATCGCAGGCGGCATCGGACTCTGGTTGCACAACCGAGGGAAATATGAGATCGCAAAGGCGACCGGGATCGATTCCGACAAGCTCGACCTGATCGTCGGGGCCGTCATAAGCCGACTGCCTGCCGCACCCAGCGCGCCGCCTAAATCGCCCAACGGCTAGCCCCTTCCGCTTCGCAAAAGGCAGCGCCCAGCGGCCCGGCTAGCGTCGGGTCGTTTCTTTGTCGCCTTGACAAAGCGCAAGCGACTCCGATAGACTGTGGCCATGAACCGCAGTCAACCGAAGGGAGTCACGATGAACGCAGTAGAAGAGACGGGCGACGGCTGGGTCCGCTTCGCGATCGAGGTCCGAGTGCCGCTGCGCCAGGCATCAATCGTCGCCGCCGCCCTGACCGGCAATGACGACGACGTAATCCTCGCGGCCGAGAGGGCCATGAGGGAGCGGATCGAGGACACCGTCGAGCAGCGTGCTGAGGCCGTCGAACGGTGGGGCAGCTACGACGACCTCAGCGACCGGATCGAGTTGGCCGTGGTCGATGAGAAGATCGTCACCTCCTTCCTGGCCGACGGGCTGGGCTGGCGCGGCTGATGTTCTACTTCAAGATCACGAAGACGACCCGCGCGGTGCCGAGGATGACGAGCACGAGATACGAGCAGTGCGCTGGTCCCGCGAACATGGGCCAGCGTGTCGCAGGGATCTTGGCGGGCAACCTCTATAGCTGCCTTACCGTCGAGGCGATCAGCCAGCGCGACTACATCGCCGCCACGCGGCCGAAGGACTGAGCGGGATGCCAAGGCACCCATGGTGGGATGATCGGCGGCATCTCCAGCAGATGATGTGGGAGAAAGGCGTCGATATGCCCGCGATTGAAGACGCAATCGCCGATGGCCCTACTACCGTTGAGGTCAAGATCGACGGCATCGACGGGCCACTGAAAGGCACCCTTCACCGTTGGGGAACCGAGCCTGCCGACGGCTTCTCCTTGCTGATCGCCAACATCAAGGGCGGCCGATGACCGCCCCGACCCTCTACCGCATCATCGACTGCTTTCCTTATCTAGATCGCGAAGAGGAATACCGACACCTGACCCTAGAGGAGGCGGTGTTGCGAATGGAAGACTTAATCGGTCACGATGCCGACAGCATCCTCTCCGACTTCGACGAGGACTGCGAGCGGTGCGGGGGCGAGGGCGAAGGCTCGGTACCAACCACCGTTGGAGCCGAACACGGCGAGCGCCCTGTCCTCTGCCCGGACTGCAACGGCTCCGGCAAGCGCTCCGACCCCTGGGAGTGGGTCGACGACGAAAGCGGACGCGAAGTCACGATGCGGCGGGAGGTCGGCTGATGGCCGCCGTCGAGTACCGGGTCACCTGGCAGCGCGAGGGCAAGCCGAAACGAGCAAGGATTTACCAGACCCGCAGCGGGGCCGAAGCGATGCTGGACGTGCTTCTGCGCAGTCATCCCGACGAACCGCCGAGCGAGGAGACTTGGTCGGATTCCGACTACGCTCGCTGGGAGCGCATGACCGCGCCCTTCGCGGCCATGCCAACGCTTGAAGAACGCGAGGTCGGCACCTGGTCGGAGGTTGTCGAGGCCGCCAACATGCAGACGACCGATGGGCTGGGCGGCTGATGGGCGAGGTCAAGCAGGATGCCCTCGACGAAGCCTTCTTCACGCTCGCCCGCTGGATCGCGTCACCGGCTGGTACTCACGGGGACACTGGCGACAGGGCGATTCGCGCCCTGCGCTGCCTAAGGCTCAGCACGGCCGCTGACTGCGCCGAGGCGCTGATCGCAGCGGCCGACGATCCGGCCACCCTCGCACGCTGGCGAGAGATGAAGGTTGATCGGGACGGGGCCGAGGCCCACCTACTGGACCTACTCAACAATCGGACGCGCTGGCTGCGCGAATGCGAGGAACGGTTTAAGGAGATGGGGATCAAGCCGCCCCATTACCGCTGATGGCGAAGCCAAAGCCGCCCGCCTGGCTGACCACTGCCTTCGCCGAGGGCGTGGTCGAACTCGCCCCGCCCCGTCCCGCCCCCGCCTATCCGGGCGCGCTAGGCCGCTGCTGGCTGGCGCAGTTCGATGAGCGGCGTCGGCCTTGTGAGGGTCGGTTTGAGCGCGCTCATCTGATTTCGCGACAGAGGGTCGAAAACGCGTTGTGGGCGCTGCTGCCCGAAGACGGTGCGGACTTCTCGATCTACGGCGCGTCATTCGGGATGCGGTCGGCGGGCATCCCGGCCGTGCTCGACCGCTTCATTTTCGAGGGCCGCGCCGACCTGATTCTGCTCGCCGCCTGGGACCCCCGCAACGGCGTCGTGGCCTGCGAGCATCACCATCGGCGATTCGATTTGCACCTGACCCCGCCCCTGACGCTGCGCTACGAACACCTCCCGACGCACGCGATCCACTTCGCTTTCGACTGGGGAATCGAGTCCCAGCTAGACCGCTTCCCTTCCGAGATTTGACCCGACCCTTCCCAACCGAGTAGGAGACAACCGAATGAGCGACACCGATCAGGCCCCAGAGGCCGAGGCGAGCAAGCCCGAGCTTCCCATCCAGCAGGCGATCTTCAACGTGCCAGGCCAGGCGGTGAGCAAAGCCCTGCCCTATCTGCGCCAGCCCTTCACGCCCGGTGCCGTGAAGTGGAAGATCCAGAGCACGTGGCCGAAAGGCAAGCCCGCCGAGGGCGCGATCATCGTCGGCTACATCGACGCTCGCCTCGTCAGCGCGCGGCTGAACAAAGTCGTCGGCGGCAACTGGTCGGAGAAGCCGATCCGCGTCGAGGGACAGTCCAACGCCCTGCTCTGCGAGCTAACGGTCTTCGACCAGACGCACACTGACCTCGGCGTCGGCCAGGGCCACACCGACGAGATGAAGCTGAAGGCGGTCCACTCCGACGCCCTGAAACGACCGGCGGTCAAGTTCGGGATCGGCGAATCGCTGTATGCGATGCCAGAGTTCCGACTGGCCGTTACCGAGGACGGAGCCGAGCGCAGCGACGGGACGCCGACGATCAAGCGCCGCAAAGACGGCAAACCGTCGGGCCTGCGCGAGCCGCATCTCGCCTACCTGCGCAAGTGCTACGAAGATTGGCTGCGGCGCGAAGGCGAAGCGGCCTTCGGCGCCCCCCTCGACCACGGAGATGCCGCTGAGGGGTCTGTGGGCGAAGCTGAGGCGGAGGAAAGCGGCCCTTCGGAAGCGAGCGAGCCGCTCGACGACGACAAGGCAAAGGCCCTCGGCGGCGATGCCCGCAAGCTGCGCGACGAAATCCGCGCCATCGACGACGGGGCGCTCCCCGCTCAGTCCTTCGACGCCGCGATGGGCCAGCGCGAACACTCACATGAGCGGCTGGAGGATTTCGTCGGCAACCTGACCGAGCTGCTGGCCGACGTTCGCCGCTTCGACGAGTTGCAGACGGAGCTAGCCGGAGTGCTGGAGGACGAGGCCGACTGGAAGAAGATCATCGACCGCGCCCAGCGTCGGGCCTCTCGTCGCGAGCGGGTCGAAGTGCTTGAGAAGGCGTTGGCCGAGGCGAAGGGTGACGGCGATGCCTAGGTGGCGAACGTCAATGACCGTCGCGCAGTGTCTGACCTGCGGGTGGAGGGGCGGCGACTTTGACCGGCCGCGACGCGCAGCGGGAGAAGGCTGTGCCCACAAGCGGAAGAACCCCACGCATCAGGTCGTGATCGACCGCGAACAGTCACGCTCCGTCAAGTTCGACAAAGGAGGTGGTTCCGATGGGGAGTGACGTGAACGTGTCGGAGGAGGCGGTTGAGGGGTTCCTCACGGCGTTTTGGGTTTCGGCAGTGCCCCGGGGGAGTGCAACCCCGCCAGGGCATTGGGCAGACGATTCTATGCGCCGTAACATCCGCGCGGGCCTCCAAGCTGCCGCCCCAGCCATCCGCTCTCAGGAGCGGGAGCGGGTGAGGGAGGCGATCTACCAAGAGATGACCCACCGCACTGGTCTTGCTGATCATGAGCTAATCGCTGCGCTTGATCGAGCAGAATCTGCCCTCGACACTCTGGAGGCCGACCATGCCTGACCCCCACTACACCATCGAAGCCGTCGAGTTGCCGACTAAGGGAGCAAGCGATGCCTAGCCAGACCGAAGTGGACACGCTTAGGGGCGAACTGCGGGAAGAGAAGGAAGTCGTCGTGGCGCTGGAAGAAAGCAAAACGGACTGCGAGCGGCTGCTAAGCAAGAAGATCAAGGAATTCGTTGACGCCTGTCGCGAACGTGATGAAGCTCATAGCGCCAACGAGCAAGCGTTGCCGATGCCCCCCGACACCCTGATCAAGGTCGGGATGTTGGCCGACGTGGAGCGGCACGGGGACCGGATGCCGATTACGGGGATCAGCGTCACCTTCTGCCCGAGGCGCGACCCCGCAGCCGAGGGTGCCGATGGCGAATACACGACGCCCGAGTCAACTGCGGTTGCGGTTTGGCAAATCGAGGCCGCGCTACTCCCCTACGCCGTGTTCGACCTCGGCCAAGGCGGATGGTGCTACGGAAATCAGGTGCGGCGGGTCTACAACGAGGACGGGGCGGAGGATGACTGAGCCGATGTACTGGTGGTGGCTTAGCTTCGCCGACGGGGGTCTTCCCGAGGGCGAACAGTTCCTCGGTGCCTGCATAGTCAAGGGTACCGAAATGATCATGGGCCAGCCCCGGATGAGCGACCCGGTTCCGCAGGCTCACCTTCTCGGGATCAACCCCGGTGGCGAAGTCCATCTCCAGCGCTGTCCCGACGACCGTGAGATCGCACCCGAGTGGTGCAACCGGCTGATGAATCGCGAGGAATGCGAAGCGCTCGACGCCGAGATGAAAGAGCGCTGGGGCCTGTGACGAACTGGCGAGATTTGCCGCCGATTTCCGAGGAGGCCCAGCCCGATTTCGCGCCCGACTGGACGCCCTCACAGACGTTCCTACGTCGCATGGACGCCTGTGATCGCGCGGCGCTCCTTCTGCTCCAGTACGGCGGCGGGGCGGCCACCCACGAACTCAATCGTGGGTCGATTGTGCATGAGGTAGCCGAGCGCCTAGAGCGGATGCTGCTCGCCGCGCATCGTGAACGGGCGGAGGGTATAGGCACTGATCCGGCACCCGACTACGAAATCGAAGACGCTCGCGAACACGCCGAACACCTGGTCGACCAGCTAGGGAATACGATCCCACCCGACCTCGGCAGACAGGTTCTCTACGAGGTCATGGCCGAGCGGCCCGAGTTGCAGGTCAGCGCCGAGGAACGGGACGCCTGTCGCTACATGGTGGATCACTTCTGTCGGGGGACGACCTTCGAGCCGGACAAAATCATTGGCATCGAGAAGACGTTGACGCTGGAAACGGGCGGCTTTCGGGTGTTGATTAGACCGGACCTGATCGAAGAACCGGAACCTCGCGTGTGTCGAATCCGGGACTACAAAACGGCGTGGCCGCCCGACTCCGAAGAATTCCGCGCGCAGGCTTACGACTCCCACGGCAACCCGCGCTGGGCCGGCAACTATCAGTTGAACATGGCCGCAGTGGTGGCCGCGTTCGGCATCACTGACGACGGCCTGCCGCTTGGCAACTTCGAGAGATTCATTTTGGACCTCGAATTCCCCCGCATCCTGAGGGACGATGGCATTGACCGCCGCCGCGTCGAAGTAGACCGGCTCCAGGTCCAGTCCTTCCGCGACGATCTCGACTTGCAGCTAAAGCGCCTCCGCGAGGTCTGCATCGGCAAACGCAAGTGGACCGCCACGGAGGGCAACCACTGTCGGGAATGCCCTTGCGAGGCGAAATGCCCCCTGCCCCGCGTCCTGCGTCCCGAGTCCCAGAACGCGAACCTCGACTCGATTGCCGATCTAGAGAAGGCGGCGACCACGTGGAACTTCATGAGCGGCAGCGCCCAGCGTCTCAAAGGCCGCCTGAAGAAGGCCGCCGAAACCTTCCCCGACGAGGACTTGCGGATCGGCACCGATGAGAACGGCGACCCGATCCTCGGCGTGCGGATCGGCACCGACCTCGCGCTCGTCTTCACCCCGACCCAGACTGAGAAGATCATCGACCGCGACAATCTCTTTGCTTCGGCTGAGGCGGCTGCGCGGTTTGGCGAGCCATTCAACCGCGATGATCATGTGAAACGCAGCGAGGGCGTGTCTTTCGCCAAGCGGAAAATCGAACCGGGAGGAACCAATGGACCATGACGAGTTAGTCCGAGAGTTGGCAGAATTGCGCGCTAAGAGTGCTAGCGGTGAGGGCGGCCACGTGCCGCGAATCGAGGAGTTGGAACGGGAACTCGCCGAGCCAGCCGAAGAAGCCCTGTACCTAGTTGCGGTGCGAACGAAGATCGAGCCGGATGGCTCTCAGCACACTCGGACGATGCAGGCGATTGAGCAGGCACTTAGCGCCTCGATCCCGCTAAAGGCCGAGGGCACGACGGTTGGCGCGGCCGTGGCGCTCTACTCGGCGCTGACCGCCAATCACCACGGCTGGCTACGGGAATTCGGCTTCGACTTCGACACCGCCAACCATCTGATAACCGTTGCCACCGAAAGGAATCCCGAATGACCGATGAGACCCGATTCTCCGTCCTCGTCTCGATCGACGAAGGCGTGAACTGGAAGCTGCACCGAGGCATCATCGCCAACACGACCGAGCAAGCCTGCAAGCGAGTCCAGGCGACCCACTACGCCGACAAGCCGGAGGCGATTTTCTACGCGACCCAGCGCTTCACGCCGCGCAAGATGGTCGAGCGCATGGTGCCGAAGCTCGGGATGCAGCAGGTCGAGCTTGACCCGGAGCCGAGCGCCGAGACGGTGACGCCGCATCAGACTCCGCCGCATCCCGCACCGTGAGCACCGCCGTCGAAATCATCCTCTTCTTCCTTCTGCTACCTGTCGGCATCTACGGTCTCGGTCGCCTCATGGACTTGACCGCGCCCGGGGGCAGGCGTTACAAGGGGGACTGAACCATCGGCTACCTCTGGCCCCGCCCCATGCCCCGCCTGCGCCTCTCTCCCGCCGCCTAACGCCCGTTCCGCCGATCTGGGAGGCAGACTTGCGGCATGGAGCAGGCAACGCTCATATCGCCGCTGACGCCCCCGACCGATCCGGCGGCGGCTCCGCTCGACTCTGACCTCTTCGGCCTCTTTAAGTTCGAGGTCGTCGGCGAGGCGGTCCCGCAGGGGTCCAAGAAGGGCTTCGTCGACAACTTCGGCCACGTCCGCGTCATCGACGACAACAAGACGGCGCTGAACCGCTGGCGCAAGCTGGTCGCCGAGACGGCCACCTACTCGAAACCCGAGTGGCTGCGCGAGCTTTGGGACGGGCCGATCTTCCTCTCGATTGTCTTCGTTCGCGAGCGCTCGCCGAACGACTACCTCACCGACGGCGTTACCCTGCGCAAGGGCGCGCATCGCTACCCCGACACCGCCCCTGACGGCGACAAGCTCGACAGAGCGATTTGGGACGCGCTGACTGGCGTCCTGTTCACGAACGATTCCCGCGTCGTCAGTTGGGTTGGGGTCAAGCGTTTCGGCGAGGTCGGCGAGCAGGCGCGGACCCTGATCGACGTGGGCTTCCTCCGCTAAACACAGACGAGCCGTCCGGCCCATCGGCTTTTATGCCGCCGAACGTTAACGACGAACGGAGGACCGGCATGGAGGTAGTAGCAAAACGACCCCAGACTGCGAATGGCAATGGCGGAAGCGATGAACCGCTTGACGGCGAGCACCCTGACGAGCAGCCGAAACCAAAGGCGCCGCCCATCGAGCTAGAGGGTCGCGGCCAGCTCTCGCTCAAGATCGGCGGTCAGGCGCCCGACAAGGCGACGGCGAAACTGGTCGGCGGGAAGATCGATATCCCGAAGGGCGAGTACCAGCCCGGTGAAGTGATCGAGGCCGTGGTCAAACTGCGCGTCTCAAAGGTGTCGATCAACCACAAGGTGAACGATGGCGAGACGATCGAGGTCGAACGCGAGCATCAGTTCAAGATGCTTCAGATCGAGGCCGTCACCGGCTAGCTTCTCCCTGCACCTTCCGTAGAACAGAAGAGGGCGACTTCCTTGCGGGAGCCGCCCTCTGTCTGTAGGGTCGCCGTCTGTGATGATCGACCCGTTCAGGCTAACGTAAGTGGCGGCAGAGGCCGAAGTCCCGCCCCGCGTACGCTTTGCGAAGGCCCAGATTCAGCGCGCCCTCACGGCCTTGGAGCGGGTCGATCCTGACGCCCTCAGCGAAGGCATCCGGACCTTGGAGTTGGAAGACCGGATCAGCGAACTGCGCCAGGACGTGCAGCGCCAGCGCGAACGTGGCGACGCGCTTGCTCGGCTCTTGTGCGCGAGCGGCGATGAGCGCGCCAAGCTTCTGGACGAGGCGCTACGGGTCTGGGCGGCGGGATGAGCGAACCGGCCCGCCACCTGACCCCGGTCTCAGACTCGCCCCCCCTGATCGTCGTCAACCCCGAGACGGGGGAGCGGGTCGGGATGCTGGCCGACTACAGGCAAGAGCTTGAGGACACCGTCGCGGGCCTACAGCGCGACGTACGTGGCTGGGCGGCGAGATATGCGGAACTCAAGAGGGACAAGGATGCCGAAGCCGAGGAATCGCCCTGCTGGCCTGCGGCGCTACGCGTCTTCGAGCACTGGAGGCGACAGTGCAACCACCCCCGCTCAGAGTTCAGCCTCGACCGCTTCGAGATGATCCGGCCCCACCTGGAGCGCCTGAGCCGAGCGAAAAAGGGCCGCCCGGATTCGGCAGAAGCGCGACTCGCCCACGCCGAGGCACTGTGCAAGCTCGCGGTCGACGGTCTCGCCCACGATCCCTTCGTGACGACCCGCAAGAACGGCACGCCGAAGCGGCACACGGGCTTCCACCTGGCCTTTGAAACCGCTGATCGCTTCGAGGAGAGGTGCAACGCCGCGCCCATAGAGCGCATCCGCGAAGTCATTGGCCAGCCGAAGCCCGAGCAAACGACGCTTGACCAAGCGCAAGGCACCTAGTAAGCTACCGCCCTGTGAAGGAACCGACTCAGCCAGGATCACTCGCTGGCCGCTACAAGATCGCCCAGATCTTCGGCGTCAGCCGCCAAGGAACGCAGTCCATTATCGACCACCCAGACTTCCCTGCGCCCATCGACAAGGAAGGCAAAAACGAATCGCCGATCTTCTGGACCCGCGATGTTGAGTCCTTCAAGGCTGAGCGCGATCGCACCGGCGCCCCCGCTGCGGCCTAGACTCGCTTGACAAAGCGCAAGAGGTTCGGTAGGGTTCGGGCATGAACCGAGAGGAGCGGCGATGAGTTATGCAACTTGGACCGACGCGGATTGGGAGCGCCTTCTGAAGCGAGTCCGTTCGACGGCTCCGACCCCTCTCTCCGCCGGAGAGATTCGTCAGGCGGCCTACAACTACATGCACGGTGGCGCCGACGGCGGCGGCAACAAGTGGGGGCTGATCGGAACCCATATCGCCATGTGCGTGGACGAAATCGAGTCGGAGCGCGGCTAGTGCCCGCCACCGCCCCCCGCTCAAACCCGCGCGTCCTCAACTACGGCACCGGCCCGCCCAAGGACGGCCTGGAGCGCGAATGGGATACGTGCCCGATCTGCGGCCTGCGGCGCTGGCAACTAATCATCGTGCCGGACCGCTTCCACTGCGACAAATGCGAGAAGGCGGGGCCGGGGCCGAACACGGAGGTCGCCGAGCCAGAGCCGGTACAGATCGACTTCTTCGAGTCGACCGAGCCTGCCCCGACCCTGCTTGATCCGACGGCCCGCGCGATTGCCTCTCGTGCCCACGACGCGCTAACCAGCGCCGCCGAGGAGTGGGCGCCGCCTATTGACGAGGCCGACGCCTGGATGGCCGAGGAGATGCCGGACGAATGAGCGAAACCGCGATCACTCTCTGGTTTCACGACGATCTAGGCGTCCACCTTCCTAAGCCGCAGCCCAGCGCGGGAGAGGGCTGGCTTCGAGAGCGAGCCGCTGACCTTGAAAGTCGTGGCTGGACCCCGGTTCTCTACGTGCCTGCTTCGACTGAGGCTCCGAACGTGCAGATCAACCTCGGGGCCGACTCCCTGATACAGGAGGAAAGCCGCTTTGTGGATTGGGGTGCCCTAGTTGTCGAGAGCCAGGGCGGCACCTCGGTCTTCGTCGTCGGCCTCTCGGCTTATGACGCGGCGGCCCTGCTACGTGAAGCCGCCGGCGCGCTAGACGCCTCGCAAAGTCCGCCTTCCTGACGCCCCCGGTTCAGTCCACCGCCGCCGATAGTGTCCCGGCCGTGAAGGCAATCGAGAAGCTGCGCGCGATCTTCCCTTCCGAGGTAGCGCGCATCGAGGACGCCGTCGCCCGCAAACGTGTCGCCGAGCTCTTGGTCGACTACCGCATCCTGTGTGCGGACGTGGGGCCGTGGGAATACGCGGCTTCCATCGGCGCTCCGCCTGAGGCCGACCTGCGCCAGATCGCCTACCTCGCGGTCTGGTCGCATGGGCCGACCGTGGGCGTCTGGGAGTTCGTGCGGCGCCTCGATGCGGTGGACCTGCTGATCGACGCTGCGGTTGAGGGGTTCGAGGCGCACGTTGTCGCGAACCCCTGTTGACAAAGCGCAAGCGACCTGACAGACTCCGTCGCGTGACCGAGCCGACCCAAGAACAGGAGGCAGGAAGTGGCGACTGAGGTGAAGCGGTATCGGAAGAAGCCGGTGGAGGTCTGCGCGGTGTTCTGGGCGGAAGGAGCGGCGTTCCCCACGGAGTTTCTGTGCGACGACGAGATTGCCGAACAGCATCGGCTTGATGGCGCTGTTCTAGTCAAGCGCAAAGGAATCCCGCGTGTGGTGGCGGACCCCGGCCGCTACCTAGTCCGTCGTCTTGCGGATGGCGTGCTGACCGCTTGGGAGTCCAGCACCTTCGAGGCCACCTACGAGCCAGCCAACAAACAGGAGCTGGAGTGATGGGGGACGCGACGAAGCGCGATGCGCTCGAAGACGCTCGCGGTTGCCTGGACGGAATCGGCGGCTTCTACGACGGCGACCAGGGGCGGGACGACCGCCACGTTCGTGCCTTGGCGGCTAGCGCCTCGGCACAGATCGCCATTGCCGAGGCGCTCAACGGCATCTGGCACGAGCTAGAGGAAATGAACGTGAGGTTGACCGATGCCTAGCCCACCCTCCAATACAGAGACGAGCCCACAACAGGGACCAGGGCTCACCCGAGAGGACGGGGAGCGGCTGAGGGAGATCGCCGAGGATCTGGTCACGTGCTGCAACCACGCCGACTCCGGGATCGCGGCCGGGATCTTCGCTAAGCACGCCGAGACCTGCGAGCACCTATCCCAACGCGCCCTGGCTTCACCGCAGGAGGCAGGGGAGGGGCAGGTAGAGCAGGACCCTTACGTAAATTGGGACGAGCCGATCACCCTGACGGTTCGACGGGGCGATCTCGCTGCCGCCTCTCAGAGGATCATGTATGCGAACAACACGAGCGAGGAGGCCGAGCGCGCGAAGGACACCTTTGACTTAGCCCTGGCTCCGTCCTACATCGCTCGTTTTGACGAGCTGGTCGCCGAGCTAGAGGACCGGATGCAAACCGCGTTCGAGGTAGAGCGCAAGGCGACGATTGAACGTGCTCTGAAGCTTGAACTTACCCGGGCCGAGCTGGAAGAGCAGCCAGCCGCCTCCACCCAGCCCACCTCGGCACCACCAGTAGGTGACGACAATGCCTAGCCCAACCCACTCAACTGAGACGAGGAAGGACGCGCGGCAGCTTCGAGTCGAACTCGGCGCGACGCAGGCTCGACAGGCGGAGCTGCTGCGCGCGATCGACAAGCACCGCGACACGCTGGACAGCGCGGCCGGCGGCGGGGCTCAACCTTTTCACCGGGACGACGTCGACAACGCGCTCTACAACCTAGCCGAGACGATCCGCCGCGAGTCCCCACTGCCCGTTACCCAGCCTGAGACGAGGGAGCCCCGGTACACGCTGGAGGACACGCTGGAGGGTTTGCGGGTCCTGATCAAAGAGCTGTTGACCGGCCTTCACAATGGGACCGCTCCCGATCGTGAAGCGCGTTGGCAGGACGGTTGGCGCGCCGGTGTCTCTGATGCAAAGGACGCGGTACTCGCCGCCCTCACCCAGCCCCAGCACCCCGACTCCGAGACCAACGGAATGCTCGCGGCAGCCGCGGCGTTCGAGGCTCAGGCGGCTTGGATCGGTGACGACAAGGAGGCGGACAACGGGCGAGCGTTTGATCGTCACCACACCTACCTGACGTGCGCCAAATGGCTGCGCGATCGAGCCAAGGATCTCGGTGTTCAGGAGGGGGAGCGGTGCGGAGGAAGCAGGGAGCGAAAAGTCTGGAGCTGGGGCATGTTCGACCTGATCCCGTGCGGCGGCTGCCCCGACTGCGAGACGAGGGAGGCAGTGCCGGAGGAGGCGGTTGAGGCTGCTCGGCTTGAGCTGATCGGGCTGGGCTGGCTTGACGCCAACGCCAGGGCGTGGCTCGCTGTTGCTGGAAAAGCACCGGGCGATAAACCGACCCCGGAGGAATGGGAGGCGGCCCAGGGCGAGATTCGCGATCAGCTTTCCCGTGCAATCGCCACCGCCCTCCCCGCCCTAGAAGCCGCCTGGAGGAAACGGCTGGAGGAGGAGCAGGACATCCTGCGCACGAAACTCGGCCGCATTCGTGCCGCCGTTGAGGGCGACGCCGATATGGAGAAGCTGCCCGCCCTTCGGGGCTTCCTGATCCACGAATCGGCCGCTGGCAAGGAGGTCAATCTTGATTGAGGCAACGTGTCAGCACACGCCTGCGCCCGAGGGCTACCTCGCCTGGCACGCCTGGGCCGGACGCAAGAACAGAACCCACACCCAGCATCGCTGTCCTGGCTGCGGCTTGTGGAAGATTTGGAAGCGGAAGAAGGCCGCCCTGAAGGAGGTAGCGGGCTGATGGCTGCGACGACGTTTCCATTGACGCATCGTTCGCCGGACGAACAGCGCCAGCGAGAGAACCGGGCGGCAGGGCACACGCTCTGCTCACGTTGCAAAGGCAGCGGTAACGAACTCTTCTCAATGTACCGGGCCTGCGAAGAGTGCGGCGGGTCAGGGATCGCGGTGCACTTCGGAGAGCTATCGCCCTTCGGCCAGTGGCGGGCCGAGCGTCAAGAGGAGCGGGAGCGCAAGCGCCTCGCCCGCAAGTACCGAGGACCGCGCGACTGGAAGCTCGAAGTCCAGTGGCGACTCTCGCGCTGGTTCGGCATCGGCCAGTGCTTTCACGGCTCCAAGGACGTTTGTCGCCGCTGCGAAGCCTGGGCCTCTGACGTGGACTACGAAGTCCGCCGCGTTGCCCCGTTCCGCGTCGAGTGCACCGACCGCCAAATGTGCGACGAAGCGATCCGGGAGGGCACCGATGCCCAATAGAGACGTACCGGAGATAGAGCGGCTGGAACCGTATGAGCATCCCGAGCTTGGCGCGCAGATGCGGCCATGCCAAACGCTCGGCGGCTACGTCACCGTCCCCGCCCATCAGCAAGTACTCGCCGCCTTGGAAGACCGGCTCGCCGAGGCCTACCGCCAGAGGGAACGCCGGGCGGAAAAAGCTCTAGACCGGCTTGCCGCCAAGGACCAGGAGATCGAGGAACTGGCCTCGGCAAACACTTGCCTCACCGAGCGTTTGCTTGCGCGAGACAAGGCCGCCGAAAACATCGAGCGCCAAGAAGAACTCGAAAAGCTCGTAGAGGGCCTAGAAGCAAAGGGCAAGGGAAAGTTCTGCGACTGCGACCCGCTACGAGCACGAGCTATTGAGCAAGAGTGGGAATCGGAGCGGCGGCTTCGCTTCGAGGCTGAGAAGAATGCCGCCGCCAAGGACGAGCAGATCGCGGAGGTTGAAGGTGAGCGCGAGGAGCTGCGCGAGTTGGCGATCGTCAACGGAGGCGAGTCGGCCAAACACGCCGAACGAGCCGACAAAGCCGAGGCAAAGCTAGCTGAGACACGGGCCGAACTACTTGAGAAGCGCCACCAAGACGCCACGCTCCGAATCCTCTTACCGCTCTCTCGCAACCGAGCAGTAGTAGTCCACGCAGGTGAAGACCTAGACGGCGAGAAAGTGGGCTACCTCGCTACCAGGGCAGAGGCAGCTGATAACAGCTGGATAGAGCTGGGGCTGAGCCTCGATATGGAGAAGCTGGTCGCCCTCGCTATCACCCCAAGCAGTGACCAAGGAGGCGGAGCGGGAAGAGGCGGAGGCCGGACACCTGGGCCTTTCGATTGAGCTGGTGACCGATGCCACCTAGCCCCTCCAAAGACACGGCAACCCAGCGGTTCCGCAACTGGCTAGAGGGCCGCAGGCTTGCACGCTTCCATCGCCGATGCGACCAACTGAAGGTCCCCAGTGATATTCGCCGCCTCTTGATCCGCACCGCCAAGGCAACCGGGGAAAAGCTCCAGGCACCTGACTGGTACGCAGGAAGGAGTTCCCGTGGCTGACACGGCAAGGCAGGAGGTCACCTTGACGCTGGAGCGGGAGGAAGCAGACGCGCTTATGGAGTGCTGGGGCTTTCATCCCGAGGTGGTGGACGCCGCCGAGCAGGCGCTCGCCAAGCTCCGCAAAGCCCTAGACGCCCCCCAGGTAGAGGCAAAGACGGAGTACCGGGTGATCGGGGAGGGCCGCGGCGGCCAGCGAGCCGTCATCGCCGAGTACGTGAGTCTCCCCGTCGCCCGGGCAACCGCTAGGGGGTCTGCGTCGTTCCGCAACGCTCGCGTCCAAGCCCGCAAGGCCGCATCCGACTGGACCGACCTCCCCGAGGAGGACCAGGATGCCTAGAGGTCGCGAAGAGAAGCCGAAGAGCTGCGAGCGCTGCGGCCACCCGTGGTACGCGCACTCGAAGAAGAGAGGATGCGCCGTGAAGGACTGCCGGTGCCATCTGCCTCCTCCGGCGCGGGTTCCTCTCGGCGCTAAACCGCTTGCCGTCCCTGACGCCGGGGAGACCACCCCATGAGTGAGTCGGCGCCCATGGACACGATGCTGCAGGCGGTCACAATTCATCGCCCAGCAGACAGGCACGCGGACATTCACAAGCGCCAGTTCGCCCGAACCTGCGAGGCGGTAGTACCCGCTGGCTCGGCGGCGACGGTGGTCGAGGCCGCCTTGTCCGTACTGAACATGCACGAGGTGGAAGGGCGTCTGACGCTTTCGATCAGCGATCCCTTCGAGGGCGAGTCATGAGTGAATCGGCAAGGCAGGAGTGGCCGGTGCAGTGGATCAGCCGACACGCGCAGGTCTCGTTCGTGAGCGCCTGCGACACCCGCGAAGAGGCCGAGCGGATCGGCGACGAAGCCGAGCTCTACATCCCCCTCTCCCAGCTACAAGACCTACTAACGAGCGATGAGGTGGTAGAGGCCCTAGCCAAGGTGCGGTATGAAGCCAGTCGCCTCCTCGACGCAAGCCCGCCGCGCTGGGATGTACTTTTGGAGACGCAACGCCGGAGCCACCTCACGGCTGCCGCCGATCACCTCCAAGCCGCAGCCACCACCCTGCAAGAGCGCTACGCTGCCCCCACCCCGTAACCTGCGCCGCTCAACCCAACCCCCAGCGAAAGCGAGGATTAGATGCAGATCAGGACGAAGGTCGACAATGACGGTCGAGTCACGGTCGAGGTGATCGACCCGAGCGACGGTGCCGTGACCCACGGCTGCTCCCCCGCGCTGGGCGAACAGATCACCGTTACCGCCACGACCGCCCACTCTCCAGCCGATATCGAGTGGGGCGGCTGCGAAAACATCCCAGAGCCGGAGCCGGACGCCGAGACCGAGGCAGAGAACGAGCGCAAGGTCTCCGAGCAGCCGACGCCGCCCGATAGCGATGAGGAAATCGATGCGGCAGCCGAACAGGCCCCCGAGGGCGAGGCGGAACAGGGCGCCGCCCGCGAAAAGGATCTCTAGACGCCGCCTCCGCCGATCTGCGGGCCAGGGGAGGGTCGATGCGACCTCTCCCTCGGCTCCGCTGGTAGCGGGCGTTAGGATCGCTCCCATGCCCAAGAATCCGGTCATTCAAATGCAGGAAGAAACCGACCGCGCAGTAAAGGCGGTGGAGGCAGCGCTCCGCGCGAAGGTCGCAGCAGCAAAGCGTCGTCGGCGTCACCGGAAATAGCTGCGTTAGACTGCCGGACATGACGACGCGCGACCTGGAGGACTGATGGCGAACGAGGCGAGGTTCGAGGTCTACGAACGCGGCATCCGCGGCGATATGGTCGACGAGGAGACGGGCAATGTGATCGCGCCGCAATTCGGCTGGCGCTTCCGCGCAGTCAACGGTCAGATCACCGCAATAGGCGGCGAGGGCTTCACGCGGCGCGAGGATGCGCATCGGGCGGTCCGTCAGTTCCTCGTTGCGTTAGCCGATACCGGCGTCGATCTCTCTGAGGCCGTTCCGCGCCGCCCATCCTCGACGTAGACGAGTAGGCATTACATGTCTGACGAACCTGACAAATCGCCCGATAAGCGCCGCAAGTCCTGGGACAAGTCGGTCTGGCTTGAGGCATATGCAGAGCACGGCACCGTCACCGCCGCCTGCAAGGTGGTGGGGATCAGCCGCGAGACGGCCTATCAGCACCGCAAGAAAAACGAGGAGTTCGCCGCCGCCTGGGATCGCGAGGAGAACGCGGTAACGGACAAGCTTGAGAAGACGCTGGTCGAGGTCGCGCTGGACTTCACCCATCGCGGTCAGGTCCGCGCCCTCGATATCGCGCTCAAGGCTCGCCGCCCCTCCGTCTATCGTGAGTCCCTCAATGTCAAGCACGGGGGCAAGGTCGGGGTCGCGGTCGAAATCGAGGAAGGGGTCGATGAGGCGATAGATGGCCTCCTCGCCGAAAACGACCGTCTCACCGAGCGACTGGCGCAGTTGGAGGCGAAGGTAGATGCCTGATCTGCCGCAGCGCGATCACTACGACGTGCTGCGTATACCTGGAGACGACCTACTGTTCCTCGAATGCACGGGCGTGGTCAATCGGGGTCCAGAGCAGGTAGTCCTTCTCGCGCGTCGGCATCGTCGAGGCGAAGACACCTTGGAGCCTCGGCAGATAGTCGCCATTACTCGCCATCAGGCAGAGGCACTTCGCCAGCAGGAAAGACTTCACGGCTGGTCTGCCTGACCCCCTGGGCCTCTATGCTCGCGGCCTAGATGGCCGCCCAACCCGACTGGCGCACCTGGCCCCTCCCCGCGAAGCTGAAGTACCTGGGCGGGCTTCGTAGCCAGCGCTGGAAGCGCTCCGCAAACCCCGGTCAGACGCCCCCAGACGGCCCCTGGCGGGTTTGCTACGCCCAGGGGGCCAGAGGTAGCGGAAAGACCCGTGCGGGGGCTGAGCAGCTCGCAGAGTGGATCTTCGCCTATCCGCCAACGGAGGGGCAACCGGCCGAGTGGGGGATCGTTGCGCCCACCTTCGGCGATGCGAGGCGTAAGTGCGTAGAGGGACCGTCCGGTCTGTTGACGGTGCTGGGCGGCCAGGACGGGCCGCTCGTCACGAACTGGAACCGCTCAGTCGGGGAGCTATACCTGGCCAACGGAGCGAAAGTCTTCCTCGACGGGGCAGACGACGGGGCATTGCGCGTCCAGGGGGAAAATCTGCGCGGGCTTTGGGCCTCGGAGATCGGGCTGTGGAAGGACTGGGAGACCTCCTGGAAAGAGTCGATTCAGTTCGCGGTGCGGCTGCCTCCCGCCAAAATCTTCGCCGAGGGAACCCCGAAGGGCAAACGCGCGCTGGTCAAGCTCCTACTCGAAGAGAAGGAAGCGGCCCCCGACGACATCGTTTTCACTCGCACCTACCTGGAGGACAACGAACGCAACCTCGACCCCGCCCAGATCGCTTCCCTGCGCCGTCAGTACGCCGGAACCAGGCTCGGGCGACAGGAGCTGTCGGGGGAGATCCTCGACGACGTAGAGGGCGCCCTATGGACCTGGGCGATCATCGACGGCCACCGCTGCGCCCTGCCCACCGAAGGCGCCTCGCGCACCGTTGTAGCCATCGACCCCGCGACCACGGCCGAGGAAGGCTCGGATGAGACCGGCATCGTGGCCGCGACGTGCTACAGCGCCGCGACCCCATTCCCGAAAGCCAACCTCGTCCACGGCGAAGAGGTCGATCACTACTTCGTCCGCGCCGACAGGTCGGGCCGCTTCTCCCCGCGTGGCTGGGCCGCCGAGGCGATTGAGCTTTACCACGAGCTGAAGGCCGACCGCATCGTCGCCGAGAAGAACCAGGGCGGGGACATGGTCGCCTCGACGATCCGGTCCATCGACCCCAACGTGCCGATCTCCCTGGTCTGGGCCTCCAAGGGCAAGGTGCCGCGCGCAGAGCCGATCAGCGCCCTGTATGAGCAGGGGCGGGTACATCACGTCGAGCCGCTGCCGGAGCTTGAGTCAGAGCAGACCGCGTGGGTGCCTGGCGAGCCGTCGCCGTCGCGCATGGACGCGCTCGTCTGGGCGATAACCGACCTCGTCGACTCCAGCCAGGACTACGCCTTCGCCGGGGCCAACGGCGAGCACCCAGTCGAGGCGCCGATCACCGCTGGCCTATTCGAGCGCAAATGGTGATGTAGCACAAGCGACCTCGAAACCCGCTATCGTTCTGTAGCACAACGTGGAAGTAGCACAACGCAACGAGGAGGGGACTGGTGCGACAGGTAGATGAGGGTCTGGAGGATGCGGTTCGGGTGGCCGTGGAGGCCGACCGCGAGCGACTCAGGGCTGCGATGCGGCTCGCGGTCGGCCAATTCAAGGCCACCGCCGAAGACGACGGCACGCACCCGGAGGAACGTTTGCGGGCCGATCACTGGGCGGCTGCCTACACGAGCGTTCTGACCCAGCTTGACGCCCTCGGCGAACCCATCTCCTCGGAGGCGGAGTCGTATGGATAGCGCCCTGTGTCGTCGCTTTCTTGCCTTCCTGAAGTCAGATCTCGCGGCAGCCGCCCACAATGAAGCAATTCACGATTACCCACCCGAGTTCAAGCGGATTCCCCTGCGCGGATGGGAAGCGTGGCTGGCGGTTACGGAGACGCGGTTCGATGCCTAACCCCCACTTCCGCTGCACCGACGAGCAGATGGCCGAGATCGAAGCCCGAGCCAAGGCCGCCGGGTATGCGAAGCTCTCGCCGTATCTGCGGGATCGGGCGTTGAGCGACGGGAACGCTGACTTGCGTGACTCGCAGGCGAAAGCCGAGCGGGTTGCCGGGTCAACCGGCAACAGCGTCCCCGTCGCTGAGCAGCCCGCGCAGAGGCCCTGCCCTCACGGCAACCCCCACTGCCCCTGCCAAGACGGCGACCCGTGCAACCACGAGGGCGAGCGCGCAGAGCCGCCGCCCGCTCTACCCGAGACGCGCGAGGAGTACGTTGATCGTCGCGTCTGCTCGCTGTACGGCCAGGGATTCACGAAGCGACGTGCCAAAATTCTAGCCGAGCGCGAGTGGCGCGAGGCACACCCCGAAACCGAGGAGACTCCATGAACACCGATCAAGCCCGCCGCATCATCACCCTGCACGACAACGCCGAGCGCGCTCTCGCGAACCTGCGCAACGCCGGAGCGATGTCGACCGACGACCCGCGTGCGACCGAGATGCTGGAATCGGCGGGGGGCGCTTACCTTGGGGCAATCGCCTCGCTGCATGCCGAAGAGGCAGAGTTGATCGGGATCTACCGCGACCCATCCGCTTCCGAGCAGCCCGCCGGAGACTGCGACGACCTGTGCAAGTGCGGCCACGAGCGCTTCGCTCACATGGCCAACGAGACGGAGCCGGGACCGTGCGCTGAGAGGGGCTGTGGCTGCTCTGGCTTCGACCTGGCGCCCGCCGAGGACTCCGGGCAGGGCGATACGCCCGAAGACGCTTAGCGGGGCTTAGGCGGCCTCTCAGCGGGCGAGGGGCTTTCGCCTACCCTTGATCAAGGATGCCGCCGCCTGACGACGAACGAGGGTCACGCCCGGTCCCCGACCCGACCGTCCTCACCACCGAGGCCCTTCAACGCGAGGTTCTCAACCTCCGAGAGCTGATCGAGACGCGGATCGCCTGGCTAGAGCGACTGCTTAACGAGCGCATCGAGGGACAGATCGCCGTGCGCCAGGAGGAGTT